GGCGAGACGGGCAGTTGCACGGTTTACACCGGCCGCAACAACCCCGCCCTGCCCACCAATATGCAGAACCTGATGGTCGCTTCAGGAATCAGCGCCGATAAACTGCCCCACCTGAAGGGGATCGCCTGGGTCTATTTCGACGACATTTACATCGGGACCTACAACCGGGCGCCCTCATTCCGGTTCGTCCTGGGCAAGTATCCAAAGATCGCGGCACTCGGGGCACTGGAGCGGATCAACTACGATTACAATCCCGTGTACGCCATCTATTACATCCTGACAACGATGGCCGGGCTCCCGGCAACCTACTTCCATACGGCCTCGTTCCAGACGGCGGCGGCGGCGATCTACGCGGAAAGTCTGGGCGTTTCCGTCCTCTTCGACACGATCAACAAGGCAATGACGTACATTGAAGGGATGTCCTCGCACATCGACTCCGTCCTGCGGTTCAGTTCTGACGGCCTGTTCCATTATGAACTGTACCGCAAGTTGGCTGATACTTCGACCCTCCCGGTGGTCGATGAGACCATGATGATCGAGGACCTGCAACTCAGCCGCAAAAGCTGGATCGATACGGTTAGCGAAGTCAAGTGCCAGTTCGCGGAACGAGTGTGGCGCACAGAGACAACGGATGCAATCACAGCGGAGGAGGCGGCTGCGATCCCTGATCCTTCCACCAGCAGAATCGGTTACACCACGCAGCAAATGTCGGTCGGTGAAACCCAGACGTTCAGTGTGGTCGATTGTCTCCCCGAAGTTGAGTACCATTGGGAAGTCACATCGGGCGGCGGGTCGTGCAGTCCGGAAACCGGTTGTTCGACAGTCTATACCGCCCCTGCGACGAATCCCAGTTGTGCGAACAATCCGGTCATCAGTCTTCTGGATGCCAACGGGAATGTCATCGACACGGTAACTGTGGCGGTGAATGCATATCTTGATCAATACGCTGCCTATGTAACAAAAGAAGCAGGGACATGCACTCCTTGGTATAACTGGAATGTCTGGTGCTATAATTGCGATAGCATAACAAATAGTTACAATTGTGCGGGAGGCCAACCCGCGGTACTTCCCGTCGGCCTTAACCCAACCTACACCGATCAGCATGGCACAGCAACGACATGTGCGCCAGACGATTGCGACGAATGTTATTACAATTCGGGGCCAGGTTTCGTAGTGGGAACAACCGAAACACGTACCGCTGAAATGATAGCCGCCGGTTGCTGCCCCGCTGCATTACTCTAAAGGAGCATCATGAAATGAAAGAACTCACCAACGAAGAATTTCAGGACCGCACCCTGGCGATCCTGCGTGCACGCAGAATCTTCATCGACTCCGGCGTGACGAACAACATCAGTCTTGCCTTCGAGCTTTATCAGGCGGTCTGCGCGGAGCGCGAGCGGGAGATATTCGTCTCCACGCAGCAATACGGCAACCGGCCCCGGACATCCATGGACAAATACGAACGCCCGAAGTGCCCGGACTGCGGCGCGGAGATGCAGTTCCGCAACGTCCCGCAGAACGACGAGGGCACAAAGGTCCAACTGGTCTGCACGAACCCGGACTGCGACACTGTCCTGAACTCCGAGCATGACCTGACCTGGTGGATGGCGAACCTGAAGGCGAAGGAGACGGAATGAATCTGATCGATTACATGAAACAGATGAAGCGGGCCAGCAAAGCGGACGATATCCCCGGCACCGTCGCGGCGTACCTCGACGAACCCTGTCCCGCCTGCGGGAAAAACCTCAAGCAGATGAAACCCTGCTGTACCAACAAATTCGGAGCGAAAGAATGCACATGCGGCTACAAAATCCAATTGACCTCCTGATCCTGGTCGTGGCGTGCGAGGCCCTGGTCCAACTGTGGTTTCACGCCGCCCCGTTGCAGCCGGTCCGGGGGCTCCTGAAACGGCTGACCCCGTTTCTGCACAGCCGGGCGCAGGAGTCGCACCTGCTGGACTGCCCGTACTGTTTGAGCGTGTGGATGGCGGCCATTGTGGTCCTGTCCTATGCGTTCCTGGATGCCGGGATCTTCATGGGCATTGCGGGGGTGTTGACTATCCACCGGTTATCCAATTTTGTGCACCTGATTTTTAGTTGCATTCGGGACAAACAGCTCGACATAAGAATCGCAAGGGGAAAATCACAAAATGGCTGATAGATACTGGGTAGGTAATGGGGGAAGCTGGAGTAGTACAGATAAGACACACTGGTCAAGTACTAGTGGTGGGTCTGGTGGTGCTAGTGTTCCAACCAAATCTGATGATGTATACTTTGATCTCAGTAGTTTTACCTTGGATAGTCAGACAGTAACTTTATATGGCCTTCCTTCTGTTAAGAGTTTATCATTTGCTAATGTTGGGTATAGTCCTACTCTAGATATTACAAATGGGAATATATATGTCTGGGGTGGTGCGGTAGTATTCTCTGCATCAATGACAGTAACTGGCAATTCTAATAACCCGATATACTTTTGTAGCGGTAGTTCCACATTGCGAACTAATGGAATTACTTTACCAACCGTATTTCTTATGAAATATGGCACTGGTGCAACTGAGCCGACACTTAACTTGCTGGATGCGTTATACTTAACATATACACTCGATCTGAGGTCGGGAGTTTTTGACTCTGGGAATTTTAATATTCAGGTCAGAACTTTCAATATTGGGCTTACAAATTCAGTAACAAGTCTTGCAGTAAATCTTGGATCGTCCGAGATTAATTGTAAGACATTACAAGATTATAATATTCCGCAGGAAGCCTTAGACGCAGGAACATCTAAGATAACTTGTCTTGAGATGATAGACAATGAGCAAGGTGGAGGAAGTTCACAGTATTATGACATAGAGCTTAACCCGTCCTCATATACAGTACTTTACATCTACGGCATTATCTCATGTCACAGTTTCACTATTCTTCCTGGGTTTCAGTATGCAATATTCGGAGCAGTGTGGCCTGGAGATGACCCAATAGAGCCTGAAGTAATTGTGTCTGGTACTATTTCAATAAATGGTTCTGGATCTCAGCAACTAGAAGCGTATTCTGATTGGGTTCCTGCAGATGGCGGGTATACCTGGAAGCTTACAAAGACAAGTGGGGTTGTTTCTGTCTCATATGTAACCCTTACTGATTCTGTCGCCCAAGGTGGGGCAACTTTTCGTTCGCTGTTAACAAATGGAAACATTAATGGAGGCGGCAATACTGGCTGGATATGGGAACAAGCTGGAACCATGGATTTCCGGGACTGCATCATCGGGAAGCAGGATGTCGCCAACCAGCAGATTAACAGTCGCCACACGGTCAGCACCATCAAAGCTCCGTACTTCAATGAAGCAGGTTACGTCCGGGCGCTCGCCGACCTGCGGCTGAAGACCGGCGCCTACCCCCAGGCGGTCATCTCCTTCAAGGCCAACCGCGAGCTTTTCCAACTGGAGGCCGGGGACCGGTTCATCATGAATTATGCCGACGAGATCGTCGGCAAGATCTTCCGGATCACCTCCATCGGCGAGGAAGCGCCGACTTCCGAAGAAATTACGATCAATGCGATCGAGGACATCCACCACCTGGGCGAGAATAGCGTCCTGACCGTGACCAGCGAAACGCAATCCCGGTCCGCGGCCCCCTGGTATCCGCCGCCGCCGCCCGAGGCCGAACCGGGCGAAATAGCGGAAACGCAGGCCCAGACCTATCTCTACAAGCTCACCCACGTCAAGGCGGTGGAGCTGCCCTACGGCCTCACCGGTTCCGAATCGCCATACTTCGCGGTCCTGGCCGCCCGGAGGTCCGGCGTCGAGTTGGGGTACAGCGTCTATGGCAGTGTGGACGCCGCGTCCTACGCCCTCATTCAGGCCGCCACCAAGTTCTGTTATCATGGCAGCCTGGTCGCGGCGTACCCGGAAGACACCTACGATGTCGATGATGCGGTGGGTTTCTCGTTCGACAGTTACAACCAGGACCTGGATGCCCTGGAAACGACGATCCGGGCGAACGCGTTCACGAACCTCCACCTGGCCCTGATCGACAACGAGTTGATCGCCTTCCAGACGATTACGCCGGACGGCACGAACGAGCATCGGTATGCGATCGCGAATGTCGTTCGCGGCCTGTACGGTACGACCCGGGCGGCCCATGCGACGGGTGCGGACATTTACATCATCGGGATCAGTGGCACGGAGTCGTTGCTCAACGACCAGATCCTGCCCGGCACGACCCGCTACTTCAAGGCGAACCCGTTCAACAAGTATATCTCCGGCGACCTCACGGCCTGCGACGTGCAGACCCTGGCGCTCACCGGCCTGGCCGCAACCCCTTACCCGCCTGCGAACGTCCGGGTCAACACCGGCCGGTACCGCCCGACGTATGCGACCAGCGGCGACGCCGTCATCGCCTGGACGCCCCGGTACCGGGGGGCGGGCGCCGGGATCGGATCAGCGGACGCGGCGATCAGCATGGCGACCCCGACCCACGAAGACCAGTTTCTTGTGGAGATCTTCGACCCCGCCGATCTGGTTACGGCTAAACGCTCCACGCAGGTGGACGCCCTGACCTGGACCTATGCGAACGCAATGATGGTGACGGACTTCAGCGGCGAACCTACCAGCTTCGTCGTGCAGGTTTCCGGCATCGATCTTGTGGAAACGACCGTTCGCTACAAATCCGCAGTCATCTCTTTAACCGTGAGGCTAACATAATGAGTCAAGACGATTTCCCGATCTATGAATTCGATTCCCTGGATTACGGCGTGCAGAACTGGCACACCCTCCTGAATGCCAACTTCCAACGGGTAGAAGATTTTCTCTGCACCCGCCGCCTGGTCACATTGGGCGAAACGGTCGCCGCCTACGCGCCCTTGTATCTCAAGTCAGACGGCAAGTGGTACAACGCGAAAGCGGACGGCGTCAAGCAGCCCTGCCTGGGGATCGCCCTGGAGGCCGGCGTGCTGAATGACCAGATCCGGGTGCAGCGCCGGGGCACCGTGACGAACGTGGGTTGGGCCTGGGCGGTTGGCGGCGCGGTCTATGTCAGCGGCACCATCGGCACCCTGACGCAAACCTGCCCGGTTTCCAACGTGCAGCTCCTGGGGTACGCCACCAGCGCTACCGCCTTCTACATGGAAAACGGCATCCCGATGGAGGGGTTTGTTCTGGCAACGACGACCACCACGACGACCAGTTCTTCGACGACCTCATCCTCCTCGACGACCTCGTCATCCTCATCCTCATCCACCACGACGACAGGGGCATAGCTCATGGCAAGCACTGACAAATATGGATTCACGACCTTGGCGACCTCCGGCTGGAACGCCCAGTTTGCAGCGAACCTCGCCATCCTGGAGGCGCAATGCTTCTCCCGGCGCCCTGTTACTCTGGGCGAGGCGGTGGCGGCCTACGATTCTGTCTGTATCCACAGCGATGGCAAGGCATACAAGGCGAAAGTTGAATTGTACGGGCACCGGGACAACCATACCTACGGCATCGCCCTGGAAGCCGGGGCGGCAGACGCCACCATCCACATCCAGACGGAAGGCAAGGTCACGAACCCGGCCTGGATCTGGAAGATGGGGCTGCCCATCTTCGTCGGCCATGTCGCCGGCGCACTGAAGCAGAGCGCCCCGGCACGGGGCGATCAGATTCTCGGCTGGCCGGTCAGCGCCACAACCATCTACCTGGAAGGCAATATCGACAGTGTGCACCCGTGGACCACCACCACGACGACATCTTCAAGTAGTAGCACGACGACCACCACAGCACCGTAAAATAAAACTTGCAGGAGGTAACACGATGGGAAACGGGAATGGATTTGTTGTAACAGAAGAATCCTGGAATGGGATGTCAGAGGGGCAGCGATCATGGATCACCTACGAAACAATGCAGGACATGAACAAACGGGTGATTCGTCTTGAGAAGCGGTCCATCTATGACAAGTGTGCCGCGTTCCTGGGGGGAGCGGTAGGCGGGTGCGCGGCAGTCCTGGGGATCAAATTAACATGAAAATATAGGAGGCAGTACTATGTTTGAAACATTATTCGGCGGTTTATTGGGTGGGCTCTTCCGGCTCGTTCCGGAAGTCATGAAATTCTTTGACGCGAAGAACGAACGCAAGCATGAGTTGGATATGCAGGACAAGGCTCTTGAGTTTCAGAAAGTAACTGCCCAGCAGAAGATCAACGAGATCACCACACAGGGGCAACAGGACTGGAACACGGGGGCGCTGGATACCATCAAGGAAGCCATTTCCGGACAGAGCAAGCTCACAGGGGTCCCTTGGATCGACGGCATCTCCGCCACGGTCCGCCCTGTCATTACATATTGGTTCATGGCGCTCTACTGTAGTGCCAAGACGGCAATCTTTGTGGCCGCGGTCAACGCCGGGACGGCCTGGACTGAAGCAGCCAAGATATCCTGGACAAGCGAAGACATGGCGATCTGGGCCGGAATCATAAACTTTTGGTTCCTTAGTCGTGTGTTTGAAAAGGTGAAATAGGATGAATGAAAAAGCGCTCGATCTTGCAACGGGGATTGCGAGGTCTTTTGAAGGATTCTCCGCCCGACCCTACCGCTGCCCCGCAGGTGTTCCAACGCTCGGATACGGGTCTACGGTTTATCCTACCGGAAGACGAGTTGGCATGTCTGATCCTGCGATTAATCAAGAGGAAGCAGAAGCCCTCCTGAGATGGGAGATGCAACGCTGCCTGGCGGGTGCGCTGCGCTACTGTCCCGGTCTGGTGGCAAGGCCGGAGGCCCTGGGTGCGATTGCCGATTTCTGCTACAACCTCGGCGTCGGCAGGCTCCAGGCGTCCACACTGCGTCGCAAGATCAACCAACAAGACTGGCCCGGCGCCAAGCGGGAGTTGATGAAATGGGTGCGCGGCGGCGGCAGGATTCTCCCTGGTCTCGTCAAGCGGAGAAAGATCGAAGCAGGCTTTATTCCCTGATGCAGGGTCCTCTCTCCTCCCCTGCATCGACTAAGTGGCCCGGACCTCCCACCGGGTCACTTTTTTATTGATAGCGTGATTGTTCCATGCTATAGGGCCTGCGACTTAGTTATACAAGTTAACTTATTTTTACAAGGAAACTTAGAGAAAGGAGACCCGCCATGAAACGATAACGACAGAAAAAGTGAAGTGGTTGCAGCTACTTAACTCTTAACTCACAACTAAATACGCAAAGCCAAAAGGAGGCAGCCCTATGGCGAAGATTGCAATCCTGACCACGTTTCAGGAGTTCAACGAATGGTACTCGCTCACAGGCATCGTGTCAGACCAGGCACGGATGTTGACGGAGTACGGCAACGAAGTTTTCCTCTTTGTCAACGAACATTTCAATGACAAGAAAAATCAGTTCACCGATCCCCATGTTCACGTCATTCCCAAAATTCCCTTTGCTCACCTCATTGATTACCAGTCCGTAAAAGACCTGACTACGGATCACGACGCCATTGCCGACCGGACACGGAACGTCCTGATCGAGACATTCAAGGAATACAAAATCGACACGGTCTTCACTCACGATCTGGTGTTCACTGGATGGAATCTCCCCTACGCCCTCGGCATTCAGCGCATTCAGGACCAGCTTCCCGGCGTCAACTGGCTGCACTGGGTCCACAGTATCCCGACCCGGTTCTCGGACTGGTGGGACATGGCCGCCTACGGACCCGGGCACAAGATCGTCTACCCCAACGTGACGGACAGTGTGCGGGTTGCGGAAAACTACCGGACCACCACCGCCAATATCCGCGTCATCCCCCACATCAAGGACCTGCGGGTCATGTTCGACTTCGCGGAAGAGACCTGCGAGATCATCGATCACTATCCGGAGCTGATGCAGGCCGATATCGTGCAGATCTACCCGGCCAGCTCCGACCGCTTCGACGCCAAGCGCGTCGCGGAGGTGATCAAGATTTTCGGCTACATTAAATCCCTGGGCCATTCCGTCTGCCTCTTCATCGCCAACCAGTGGGCAACGACCGCCAAGCACTACGCAAATATCAAGGAATATTATGTGCTCGGGGCCAAGCACGGGCTTGTCCCGTACAAGGATCTGATCTTTTCCTCCACCATCCCAGGCGACAAGTACAAAGTCGGCGTCCCGTCCAAGATCCTGACGCAGTTGATGATGATGTCCAACCTCTTCGTTTTTCCGACAAGAGAGGAAACTTTCGGCCTGGTGCTTCCCGAAGTCTCACTGGCATCCGGCGCCCTGTGCGTCCTGAACCGTTCGCTCCAGATGCAGATGGAGGTGTCCGGTTACAACACCCTGTTCTTTGATTTCGGTTCCTACACCAATGCTCACAACAACGATCAGGGCGATGAATACTTCAAGGCCATCGCCCTGTGTATCCTGGGTCGCATGCAGGAAAACGACAGCCTCCTGACGCGGAGCTTCATGCGGAAGAAATACAATTACGACTCGCTTTACGCCAAGTATTACGCCCCGATCATGGCGGAAACGAGGTTGTACGTATGACGCGATGTAAAAAATGCGGTCACAATATTTTTCTATCGACCTGTAATGTCTGCAAGAAACCCATCACCATCTTGGGGTCGAGCGATGGCCAGTTGATTCCATTTGACGAAATCGACGGGCAATATGTCTCGCACTTCCAGACTTGCACCGGTCCGCAAGATCAGAATGGAGGTAAACCATGAGCAACCGTCTCGTTTACCTCTATTGCTCTGATGGCGCCGCGGACCCCGGCAGCATCCCGAAATGGAGCGAAAGTACCCCGACACAGAACGCCTTCGCCAACCATTTCCCGGATGAAGGGTTCTGCTATCTCTTCGAGCGGCTGCTCGATCGCAAGGTCTTCGACGAGATCCTGGTGGTGATCGAATCGAACCGGTCCCCCGGCTCACGCATCCTGCCCAGCGGCATCCGGATCCTCGTCGTGCCGCACGTCAATGAACTCAAACCTCACATGCGGACTGACGACATTCTGTGGGCGAGAGGCGGCTGGCGGTCCTGGTTCATGTTCCTACAGGAGTGGCACGACGCGGGACGCTGGCTCCTGTTTTACCGGGCGGCATCGAACCGGGGGGCCTGGACGTTCTGGGACATCGTGCTGGACGACCTGATCGAAGAATGCAGCCAGGACCAGTATGGCCGGTTCTATTTTCCGATCAACAAGCCGATCCGCCCGGACCTCTTTTTCCCGACCGGCGAGCGGTGCACCTACGACCTCATGGTCGGCGCCAGCCATGTGCACGACAAGAAGGGGCAATACAAGATCCTCCCGATCCTGATGGAGTACCGGGAAAAGTACGGCGTCAATCTCAAATGCGTCCTGCCGGGCGGTCTCAAACGCGGCGTTGGCACGTCGGCCATTCACCTTCTGGTCGAACGCCACAAGCTGGACGTCCTGACTCCCGGCATGATCCCCCGCCAGGAACTGCATCACCTCTACTGCCAATCCAAGCTCTTTGTCCATTGCGGCGGTGGCGGCCAGAACGATCGCGGCCCCCTCGAAGCGATGTCCTGTGGAACCCCGGTGATGCTGGCCATGGAACAATTCCATGCCCCGTTCATGCGGGCGAGAAGCAACTTCTTCTCCTTCCACATCGATCCGGATGACCCGGCGCTGTCGGCAAGCCAGATCCACCAGGCCCTGACGGCAATCACTATGAATAATAAGTTTCATCAGCTTACTTATGATACTTATCATGCTAAGAATGGCATTGACGTGATCTATCCACAGTTCGCCGCCCTCTTTGAGCAAATCCTCAAAACGCCTCACGCGAAGCGCCAGGAATGGTTCGATTCACTCATCAAAAAACAGGAGGTTACATGCCAGCCTTAAATAATCCCGTCATGACCAAGACGATTTTCAGAGATAAAAAGATCGGAGATTTCACCTATGGCCACCCTACCCTTATCGGAGCTGTCGATTTTGAAATCGGCAGTTTTACCTCGATTACTGGAGGCGTTAAGATCATCGCCGCCGATCATCGGCCCGATTGGGCCACCACCTATCCCTTCTCCGCCATCTTCAAGGAAGCGCAACGCATCCCCGGACATCCGGCCTCTAAAGGACCGGTCCTGATCGGGAACGACGTCTGGATCGGAGAGGACGCCACCATCCTGTCCGGCGTCGTTATCGGCGATGGTGCGGTCGTTGCGGCCCGGTCCGTCGTCACAAAGGATGTCGAGCCGTATTCCATTGTTGCCGGGAACCCGGCTGTCCACAGGCGGTACCGCTTTCCGGATGAATGGATCGACGCCCTTCGGCGGATCAAGTGGTGGAACTGGCCTATCGACACGATCCTGGAACGCATCGACGACATCCTGGCGCCTCCTGGCGACCACCTTCTCAAATACCTCAAATATGGGAATAGAAAACGATGAAAACACCTGCCGAATACCGTAACACGGAGTTTGCCGGCCTGATGATCGAGCTGGCAAAACTCTACAAGCCGACAATTTACGTGGAGTTGGGCGTCAAGCGGGGTTACATGGTTACGCAGATGGCCCCCTACGTCGAGCAAGTGATCGGGGTGGACATCAACCCCATTCCAGTAAACATCGCCAACCTGACCAAGATCCACAGCACCACCCTGGAGTACGCGAAGACACTCGAAGGCCGGGAGCCATTCATCGACCTGCTGTTCATCGACGCGGGCCATTCTCGGGAGTCGGTGCTTGAAGACTTCTTTACTTTCCTGCCTTACGTCAGACCCGGAACCGGTCTGGTCCTGCTGCACGATACCCACCCAGTCCTGCCGGAACTACTGGAGCCCGGTTACTGCAATGACGCCTGGAAAGCGGCTGATTACATCCATAATCTCACCACCCTGGAGATCTGCACCCTGCCCGGCCCCTGGGCGGGCCTGTCCATCGTGCGCCGCCGCAGTGATCACCATCTTTCCTGGGTCAACAACAAGGAGGGAAATCTCAATGAATTCCTTGCCTAAGCTCGAAGACACCTACGGCGACCGGTTTTTCCGGAAGCGGGACAGCCTCCTCTGGCGGGCCTCGATGTTCTGCCCCCCGGTGCTGGACGTCCTGAAACAGATCGCCCCCTTGTCCCATCCCCGCAGCCTGATCGATGTCGGCTGTGCCATCGGCGATTTCGTCCAGTGGTTCTGCAAGCACAAGATCGACGCCTACGGGCTGGAGGGATCCACCGCCGTCATGCCCTATGTCGTTTGTCCGCCCGAACGCATGTTCTATGGCGACCTGCGGCACGTCCTGCCCATCAACCGGCGCTACGATCTAGCAATGAGCATCGAGGTCGCGGAACACGTCGAGCCGGACTACGCCGAGAACTATGTCGGCAACCTGGTTAACCTGTCCGACAACCTGCTACTGACCATCGCCGGCCCCGGCCAGAAGGGCCACTCGCACGTCAACCTCCAGCCCCCGGAATACTGGGAGAAACTGTTCGACTTCCACGATTATGTCCGCGTGCCCGCTATCGAAAAACAACTCAAGGAGAGACTTCATGCATACCCCAACCGATGGACCCAGGCTATCCAAAAGAATCTTGTCTTCTATCGACACAACATCGTCCTCTGAGGTCCTGCTGGACATTACCATGACCGCGGTGCGCCGCCCGGAGATCCTGAAGCGGACCCTGAGTTCGTTCTTCCGGAACTGCTTCGCAACGGTCGCCGACCGTTGCCGCCTGATTATCAACGTCGATCCGGTCGGCGAGAAGATCGCGTCCTGGGAACTCTGCGACATTATCTCCGCTTATTTCCCGCATTACGTAATCGGCATGCCGATGACTGCCTCATTCCCGCACGCCTTCAAGTGGTGTTGGAAATGGGCCGCCGCCCCCTGGGTCTTTCACCTGGAGGACGACTGGGAGTTGTGTGCCCCTGTGGAGATCGACGCCATGATCCAGATGATGGAGGCGCACCCGAAACTGGCCTCCCTGCGCCTGCCCTTCTTCCGCTCCACAGAGGACTCCATGAAGAACTGGAACATTCAGTTCCCCTGGAATGGATACTATTTCGAGTGTCCGGAAGACCGGCGCAAGGGGGCGGGGTTCGCCGGGCACCCTTCCTTGTTGCGGGGCGACTTCGTGCAACGCTGCGCACCGCTGATCGACACGAACCTCAACCCGGAGAAGCAGTTTCACGGCGACAACGGGCCACTGGTCAATGAAGTATTGAAGTGGGAGTACGGCGTCTGGGGCCAGCCGAACCAGCCTAAGATGATCGAGGACATCGGTCTGCAATGGAAAATTGACAACGGATTCCAGAAGGCGGGATCCAAAGCGTTTTTCAAAACATGGGAGAAGGTATCATGAGCACACAAGACAATATTGTAGATGGCATGCTCACATATGCGAGAGAGGAAATAAAACGAAAGATTACAGCGGAGTCGGAAAAGATTGTTAGCGAAGTGATCACCGAAATTATGCATCGATTGAATTGTAAATCGGTACAACGGCCAGAATGCAGGCGTACCGAAGTAATCTTCATGTTCGAACAAGGAGGAAAAGAATGAATAAAATCAAAGTAGGCGTTATTGGCTGTGGATTCGTCGGTTCGGCGGTCGCCGCTGGGTTCGCCTTGAAGGCGGACGTTAAGATTTACGACAAGCACAAGGATGGTTTCGACACTCTCAGTGCCGTCTGTGGACAGGATATTATCTTTCTCTGCCTGCCCACCCCCATGCGCAAATCGGATGGATTGCCGGAGATGTCGTTCATCCACGACGCGATCATGGCGATCCAGCACGAACTCGCCATGCAGAACAATTGGGGCCGTAAGATCATCGTAATCAAGAGCACGGTCCTTCCCGGCACGAACCGGGCGCTACAGGAGGCGTATCCACAGTTCACCTTCGTCTCCAACCCGGAATTCCTGACCGCAAGGTCGGCCCGGCTGGACTTCATCAACGCGGCCCGGGTGATCATCGGCGGGGAGAACTCGGTGGCAACCAACCTCGTCGCCGAGCTGTACCGCACCATCAGCACCCACACTCCCGTCTATCTCTGCGCCTGGGAAGAGGCGGAGTTTGTCAAGTACATGTGCAACTGCTTCTTCGCCCTCAAGATCACCTATCTGAACGAGATTTACCTGACCTGCAAGAATATCGGGATCAGCTACAATCACGTCAAGCAGATGTTCCTTGCGGACGGCCGGATCGGAAACTCGCACCACGAAGTGCCGGGCCATGACGGCGACCTGGGGTTCGGTGGAACGTGCTTCCCGAAAGACACTTCCGCCTTTGTCGAATGGGCAAAACAAAGTGGTGGAGGAATATTCCTCCTGGACGTAGCCCAACACATCAACAACGCCATCCGGAAAAACAAGGATTGGGAGGTCTTCGACGACACCCAGGAAGGAGTAAGACCATGAAGATTCTCTGCGTTCTCGACAACAGCATCGGCACGGCCTATCTGCGGAAGGCCCTCGACCAGATCAAGCCGGACGAGGCGGAAGTGACCCAGATCAAGCTGGGCGACTATCCGGCCCTTGATGACCGCGGCTACGACGCCCTGATCTACAATACGTTCCCGGACGAGGCACATCCCCGCAAGTTCCGGAAAGACCTGGTCGCCCGGACGGATGAAAAGATGAACCACTTCCGGGGTGAATGCCTCTGGTTTGATTCGCATGATGATGGTCTTAAGGATGCCTTCTTGCGGTTCAATATGCCAACCTTTCCCCGAATCAAGGTCACGCCTGGCTGTGGCACGTTGAATGTCCGGATCCCGATCACTTTCGGCATCAATGAAGCCTTCCTGCATCCGGAAGCGGAGCGGAAGATCCCCCTGCTTTACTGCGCCCGGCTGGATGGCTACGCCACTGACCTGCGCCGGCAGATCTTCGACCGACTCGCCCCATTCAAACCTTTTACCGGGCGGATGTCCCTCGATGTTTATGCCAGCCACCTGGCAAGCGCCCAGATCGCCGTCGCAGCCCCCGGGTGGGGCACGGCGACCTTGTCGCACCTGGAGATCCTGGCGTCCGGCGCTTTGCTCCTGGCGCACGAAAGCATCGCGGACGTGAAGTTGCTGCCGTTCGCCGACCTCGTTGACGGTAAGAATTACCTGTCCTTCAATCTGGGCAACCTGACGGAGCGGCTGGAGAGTCTAATCAACCACCCGAAGGACGCGGAGAAGATCCGGAAGGCGGGAACGCGGTCCTTCAAGCAGGGCTACAACCCCCGGCGCACCGCCGTTCAGATTCTCAAATACTTCGAGGAGGAAATGTAATATGACCTCGAATACACCAAACCCACAACAAAGAATTCTGACCAAGGAACAAGTTATGCTGGAACTGAAAGCAAAAGGGCTTAACCGGCAACAGCGTCTTTAGCATTCACAAAATTAGAAGAAGTTATTTTTTTGGGCGAATGCTGGAATTGCGAGAAACTGATTTCGTTAAATTAACGAAAAAATAATAATTCCATTTGCTATATATAGCAAAGCGTATTATACCAAAAGAAAAACCTGGAGGTATGATATGCCAACAAAAGGATACAGGAAATGCCGATACAAAATAACCGTAAACGGAAAACGAATCCCAAGATCACACTATACATGGAACTTAAATCATCCAGAAGATCCAGTGCTACCTGGAGAAATTATCCACCACGTGGATCATAATTACCAAAACGACGATATTTCTAATTTACAAAAATTCACAGACAAACAACATCGCGTTGCTGAGATGAAAAACATTAGGCGAACAACTGGTCCAGTTAAGGTTTCCCCGGAGCAAGCAAAGAAAGGATATGCCGGAATGAAACAATATTATTTGGATCATCCGGAAGAATACGCAATCTTAATGGAAAGAAGACGCCAAGCAACAATTGCTGCCAATAAACGTCGTATCGGAGAAAAAAGAAGCAATGAATGGAAACAACAACAATCAAATCGATTAAAGGAGCAATGGAAAAATGGAAAAAGAAATACTTCAAAAATCTTTGGAAGGGGGGCTTGCCAGCGCGAAGGGAATTGTCTCGGGTAAATTATCCGTGATTATTCCCTTCGCCTGAATAAGCCCAAGAGCACCCCCAGTGCGCCTTCACGGTGCAGGCGATCTACTGCGAACTGCGGGACAAATGTGATTTTGAGATTATCGTGATCGACAACCACTGCGACGAACTTCAGTACCAGCTCGACCAGAAAGGAGAAAAGCGGGACCGGGGCGGCGAGTACCTGTCCTCGCTCGCAAACCAGTATCGCCCTTGGCTCAAATACCTGACTTATGAGCAAAAGTTGAGCCATTGGAACGCCAAAAACACCGGCGTTGCCGCCTCGGACGGCGAGTTCCTGTGGTTCTGCGATTCACATTGCGTCCCGTCCCAGGAATCGCTGATCAATATGTTCAATTACTACAAAGAAGCGCACGAAGCCCTGAACGGCACCCTCCACATGCCCCTGTCCTATATGTTGGAACGGCCCGGCCTCGAACTCATATACAAGCTCGTAACCGACGCGGAACGCGGGGTGGTCCACTACTCCTTTACCCGCTATCGCAATGCAACAATGCCCTATCCTGTGCCCGCCATGAGTACCTGTGGCATGATGATGAGCCGGGCGATTTACGACAAGCTCAATGGCTGGCCCACGGAGATGGGGATCTATGGCGGTGGCGAAAACTATATCAACTTTACCCTGGCTGTCCTGGGTATGACAAAAAACATCTTCCCAGCAAAACCCCTGTATCACTACGCCTCCCCAAGGGCATACTCGTGGAATTATAACGATTTTCATCGGAATCGCTGTATCGCGACCTACATGTACGGCGGCGAGGCCTGGGCGTACCGGTACATCATGAACATCAAGGGCAAAGATGCGGTCAAGGAGGCGATCTACTCCACAGTCGTCGGGTCAAAGGCCTGCATCAAGCACCGGCAGCACATCCAGGCGCAGCAGGTGAAGACCATCGCAGCCTGGCTCCAGGAGCAAGCGATCATTTTGCCGGACGACATGCTCGATCTTATGCCTGCGGAGGATTGATGATGAGAATCGGCGTCGTAATCCCCTTCGTGCAGGACACGTACATCGGGCCGTTGCTGAACTGTATTGAGAGAAACAGCGTTCGTCCTGACGAAATAATAATGATTGACAATTCAAAAAAAGATACTAAGTTACAAATAACGCATTTGCACTTGCAACATTTCCGGCCCTCCTCTCCTCTGGGTGTCAATGCGAGCTGGAATTACGGCATAAAAGAACTCATTGAAAAAGATTGTGATTTGATTTCGATCCTGAACGACGATCTTCTGGTTGAAGATCTGTTCTTTGAGAAATTGATCAGGTTGGCTTCAAAGCATCCGGAGGCTGGCGTCCTATGTCCGGAGACGTTACGCAGCCCGGAGGCCCTGAAGAATGCGTTGCCGATAGGTTCTGAATCGGTCTGCGGCATGAAAAAACGGGAAGGATGGGCCTGGACGATCCGCGCCTCACTGGCACGCACCATCCCGCCGATTCCCGGCGAAATGAAGACCTTCTGCGGCGATGACTGGTACTGGCACCGCTGCCGGGCGCAGGGTCGGCCCTGGATGAAGATGATCAACAACCGGTGTTTCCACTACGTCGGGCAAAGCACCGTCCTGATGGATGTCCGGAAAGACCTTAGAGTCGAAAAGAGCATCATGAGCACGTTATTGTAGGATATTAGGGGCTGCCTCCTTAATATCCCATAATCCCCAGCGGTTTACCTGCAAGTTTTCCGCTGGGGATTTCTTTTTTTACGATACACCTCCAGCCAGGTTTCATGATACCGGTCATGCTCCTTGGGCGATAACCGCTTCCTGATCTGAAACCACCCGAACGTATTCTCAAACAAAGCCCAGGTCGGATCGCACCCAATGGCGGCGAGGGCGGTCTGCTGTTCGCGGATGGCCTGATAGAAATTGGTTTGTGGCTCACTCATGCCTTGTCCCCCGCTTTTTTGTTGCGTATCCATGTCCGGACGCGATGATTATCGCAGCAGAACTTCTGCCACTTGCGGATCGGTATAAACTCGATCTTGCAAGTTGGGTCATCGCAGTCCCGGGGCTCAAAAACCTGCTTAACGTACTTTCTTTTTTTGGGTGCTGGTTCCATCGGTCTCGCTCCATTTTAAACGCAGGTCTTCCGGGACGGGGCACCCTGGCTCCAGGGTGTTGCATTTCTTCCCGTGACGCTCTCCAAAGTAAGCGCAACATCGCAGGCAGTAGCCCTGACGCAGCATGTCTTCTTTGATGAGGTCCATCAGATCGCGATGCCGTGCTCCTGGAAGACCTGGCGGGTGGTGGCGACATCCTCCACACGACCGGTGATGGCGCCGCGGGCCTTCCAATCCTCCAACCATTTTGCCTGGAGTTCCGACAACTTCTTTTTCGGCTGCTTGACTTCCAGCTCGAAGTGCCGCCCATTGATGCAGCCCAGGACGTCGGCCCCGCCCTTGATGCCGTAGCCGGTCTGGGTGCGGACTTCCGCAATGCAGCCCGGCACGGCATTCAGGTACTTGACGATGTTGCGCTGCCGCGTCTTTTCCAGTATCCCGGTCTTTTTCTTAGTGTTTATCGGTATTGCATCCGCATTACTTAAACGCATTTTTCCTCCTGCAAGTTTTTAGAGCTTCACGCTCATCGACGAATTCGGCTGGCAGAGTACCAGCGTCTCTTTTGCCCGCGTCATCCCGACATAGAACGTCCGAATGATCGAGTCCTTGTTTTTCTGGTACTCCTGCATGGCCGAGAGAGACAGATCCGGGAAAAGAATAACGATTTCCGATTCTCCGCCTTTTACACTATGAACCGTTCCTACAGTTATGCGCGGTTTTTCTTCCAGAGCCTCGCGGCCCTGCTTCTGGTACACGGTGAGCGGATATTCGACCGCCGTGCGCTTGGCGGCGAGCAGTTGTTCCTTGAACCACGGGATGTCGCGGGCCAGCGCCTTCTCCAGGGCGAAATCCTCAAAGATGGAACCATAGAACTCGGCGTCCGTGCCGGTAATGATCCCCGCATCATCCTCGATGACCGCCTGCACACGCTCGATGACCGCCTGCACCCGCTCCTTGGCCCCCTTCTTCAGGACGCCCCGGATCCGGATCAGCTCGATCCACTTCTGCAGATCCTCAACCGACCAGTAGTGGCTCGGGACGCGGCCGGTCATGTCGTTCAGGAAGCAAAGCAGCCGCTCCCGCGTGCTGACCCGCCCCGTGGCCTTGCCATGGAAGCTGCCCAGCGGATTCCAATCACCCCTGGAGGCTCGATACTCATTGTGGAACGGCAGGCCCGCCGCCCGGAGCTGCGACTTGATGGCATTCAGCATGAAGCCGCAGGTGGTCAGGAGCATGACTGTCTTGCCGTCGCGGGCGTAGCGGTCGGCCAGCTCTATGGCGGCGTTCGGCGTCTTGTAGGTCGCCTTGAGGTTCAGGATCGCCCCTTCCTCGTCCCTGGGGTTGAATTCCTTTGGCTCCCGGTTCTTGATCTGCTTGATCCATTTCTGACTGTACTCATGGACCTTGCGAGGCAGCCGCCAGGACTGACGGAGCACGCGTTTGTGGTCCGGGGCAACGGGCGGGTTTAAAAAGGCCTCCGGATTCGCCCCGCTGAAATCATAAATAGTTTGGTCCTCGTCACCTGAGATTACCATTTGTTCCATATACTTAGCCCAGTGACGCACCAAATTGAACTCCAGGCGGTTCAGGTCCTGCGCCTCGTCTATGAAGCCCACCTTGGGACTTCCCGGCAGGGGTTTTTTGTCCTGCATGGTAAAACCGATCATGTCGGTGAAATCGATATAGCCGGTGGCCATCTTCCAGCTTTCCCATTTTCGCACCCAGTTTTTCAGGTTCCGGTTCATGAGTTCGAGCGGCTGGCACCGGGCGCGGACCAGATTGTAGGCATTCAGGTACTTGTCGCCGTCCGTGGCAAAGACCGCGTCCGCCGCCATCTCATCCATTTTGCCCATGCCCGTGACGGTGATGGCGTACTGTGGATACTCCGCATTGAAGTCCGCGGCGTGCGCCTCCGCGATCTCCGGCGACCCCATGGCCCGGTAGCAGAGCGCATGGAGCGTGCCGATATTCTCCCGGGGGATTGGCAGCTTGCGACGGTTCAGCTCCGTCGCGGCGGCCTTAGTGAAGCTGGCGACCACGACATTCTCCGGACCGTGCTTCTCGGCAGCCTTCTCGATTTGCCGGGCGATATAAGTCGTCTTTCCAGTCAAGTGCCTGGAGGACCAAAGATTCTGAATTCATTAGTCATTCCAGACACTTAACATCACCACCTTTCTGATTTTTATTTCCCTGTCAACGGATATTCTCATTTAATCCACCAGTCCTTTTGCCTGCATTTTTTCCCAGGCTTCTTCCGGTGTCCCTTTTGGGAAGAGGCTCCGGAAATAAGGTTCCTGGAACTTCATCCACTTGACCCAAACGGACTTGGTGCCCCGGTCGAAGTCCAGGTAGCCTCCTGCCTTGAAGGGTTCGATCTTGCCGGCGAGAACGGCATTCCGGAGTTTCGCTTTCCTGACATCGACGACCGACACGTTGCATTTCAGCTCGGCGGCAATCTCAAAGCGATTCACCCCTGCCTTGATCAGGGTGTCCCCTTTGACCCAATCGACATTGAGGTTGGCCTTGGCCCTGAGGGTACGTTCCGAAACCAGTTCAATCTTGGGTTCTGGCATCATCAAGGCCACCAGATCTTTCTGATGACACCGATAATCTCGAATGCACCTATCCACAGGAGCGCGCCCGCAAGAAACGCCCAGGCGAGCGGCCATCTCTTCTCTCTGGGGGTGGTCCGTGGTTCGTACTGACCAGTGGAGGCGGTTGCGGTCTTCGCGTAGACGGCCTCGAACAAGGACAGGTCCTTCTGCTCATCGCCCTGTTCCATCCGGCAATGGTGGAGCCGAAGGAGCGAGTTAAATGCCACCTGGGCGGCATGGTAGACCTCGATGCCGTACTTCTCCTTGATCTCCTGATCGATGGCCAGGGGGTCGAGCTGACAGGCTCTCAGGTGCCGCAGGGTGCCGTCATAGAAGCGTGAGTTCGGATCGTCGAACGGGTTCAGGCAATTGAACGCAGCATACTTTTGCTCGCCAGCCTTGAACGCATCGGCCAGCGGTTCCAGGACCACCAACGGGGTCGAAAACCATCGTTGTTTCCCCTTGTCGGCCTTTGATGCCTTCCCCGCCGCCATGTCCATCTGTTTCTGTACGTCCCGTTCTATCTCCACAGCCTTGAAATAACTAGGGTTTTCTTTCAACATACAACCTCTCTATAAGGACTCAAAAAAATGTTTTATTTGTACAGTCTTTCTCTCCTGTGGAGAGTCCCTCGTCCGGCTAAATCATAATAGTGATAATAGTCATAATAATTACGATTAGCTTGTCTATGTACTTGTTCTTGTTAAGTTAATGGTCATAATAGTCATATTGAAGATATTTTTTTTGTTTCATTAATTCTCCTGTGGATACATCAAAAATATATCCCTTATAGGGGGGTCGTTTTCGGCCTCAAAAAAACAAAAAAAATTCGCGATTTTGACTATTATGGCTATTATGACCCGCTTTTTTGCCTCCAACCTATTGAAATTATTAAGCATATACCATAATAGTGATCGGAGATTATGACTATTATAGACTATTATGAAATAATATCATGGACTTAGATCACCTTCAGGAGCCCCTTTTTTCTCATTTTGGCTCTCCATGACCAGTTCGGTGGCATGTTTGAGCAATTCGTAGTTGCAGAATTGCTGCGCAACCTTGTCGTCGGCGATCCGGAGCCGCCAGACGGATTTGGTGTTGTACTTTCCGTTCACCTTGATGTTTTTCGTTTCCGGGGTGGCACCGTATTCCTTGAGCATGATGCCCATCGCCTTCGGGTTCAGCAGTTCCTTCCAGTACATGGCGATGTAATTCCGGAGATCCGGCCCGAAGAAGTAAAGCGAGTTCCCGTAATAATAGGGGCGCCGGTTTGCCAGCCCCTCTTCCTGGTCATACAGCGGCTCAAACAGCTCCAGGAAGTTCGTCAACCAGAACCGAACCTGACCCTTGGCGCTGGTGTCATCGCCCACGGAGACCGTCTCGCAGAGAGCCAGGAGCGCGTTTGCGACGATATTCCATTTATCGGCCTTCATGGGTGACAGATAAACGCCGGTGGCGTCGGCGAGCTTGCGCCGGAAGAGGTTCTGCTCGATGAGGTTCTGGACCGCACCCAGATGAATGTAGGTGTTGTCCAGTTCCAGCTTGTATTCAGCGGGGTTGATGTCGAACTTCACGACGCGCCGGACCTTGACCTTCAGGAGCTTGGCGGTCGCCACCTTGGCCGCATTGATCTTCTCCTGCCGCTTGACGGCGTTTTCTTCCGGAGAAAGGGCGGGGTCGGGCAGGTCATTGTCGTCTTCGACGAAATCCTTCAGATCCTCGAACGCCTGCACCTTGTCCATGGCATTCGAGGCTGCGGCCAGTGTGCGTTTGTAGTAGGATTCGACGAGCTTTTCCTTCAGTCCGTTGGTCCTGCGGAACGCGATCAGGAGATCGACGACCTCCTGTGGTTCCCACTCCGCCCCGAACGCAAAGCTCGCCAGCGACAGATCATAGACCGATGCCGACTCGTCGCCCGACTTGAAGTCTTTCCGCTGCCGCTTCCAGGACGCGAGGAACTTCGGCTCAAATTCGACCAGGGCTTCGAACTTGTCCTGCGGGGGTTCCGCCATGGGGTTGAGGGTGAAATGCTCGCCACGGACCACCTGTGAAGCCGTGGGGGTGGTTTTGCGTGCCTCTTCGTATGGAGTTGCGATCTCCCCCAGGGACAAACGGTAACTCTTCAATGCATCCCGGAACTCTACTGGGGTGTAGTAGTTCTGACCGCACTGCTCCAGGCGCACCGGAAGCGGCGGGTCGTCCTTGTGGTTCAGGCCGCCCGGGATCCTCATGACCCGGGAGAGGTCGTGGGTTCGGTCGATGTCATAACCCATGCTCCGGGCCTTGTCCCGCATTGTCCAGGTGAACTGGTCGATCAGGGTGGAGGCTTCCTGGCGTTCATGTGCATCGCGAAAATGGATGAAATTCTTGAAGACCCACCAAAACTGGTAGCCGTGTCCACTGTGGACAATCATCGTCGGGGCCAAGGGAAAGCCGGAAATGATTTCCATTGCTTTTTCGGGAGTTTCGGGGAGATTGGGTTTGGAGTGGACGGGATTGAGGATATCGACATCGAGCCAGGCTGCTGAGATGCCGGAAATGTCTTCCTTCTTGCACCGCTGAAAAGAAGACATGGCCATCGCGGCGGTTCCACAGCCGACATAGGTGTCCTGGTTGGCCCCCTGCTTATGGAAGTGATTGATGGCGTCCGATACATTGTTGAACCAGAAAGAGAGTTTTTGTTCCCTGGGCTTTCTGGTCATTTCCCAGATCAGGATGTGATCGGTGGCCGGTTTGTCGTGATACAACGTGTTGAAAAACAGTTCCGCTTCCATTTTGAGACCTCGCGATACGCAGACAGAAAGTCAAGGAGGAAGAAGCGCCAATGCATGCACGCCCCTTCCTTCCCTGCTCAATTAAAAGACAATTTTACTCTGCGTCAGGTATGTCTTCGCGAGCGATGGAAGCGGCGTGCATGGCGCCACCGAACTTGCCGATATACTTCCCGATCTGCTGTTTGGCCAGATCAGGCAGAACGGCAATCAGCTTGGGGTTCAGTTCGGAATACTTGATCCCCTTCTTGTTCTGCGTGGCTTTGAGGCCGATGCTCAAAATGACATCGGTGTACTTGAGTTTTTTCTTGGAGACGAGATTCAGGAAAAAGGCCTTGACGATCTTGACCGAGGCCACAGGCACGGGCACGATGACCGGCAGAAGTTCACCCGGCTTCATGACAAACAGGGCGCCATTCAGCTTGCACGCCTGCCCCCCGCCGCCCTTGGAATCGGATTCCCACTGGCTGTAAGGGCATGTGGCGCATGAACCGCCTGGGTTCCCCTGGCCGAACTGGAGGTCATTCGACCGGCAATCCGGGGGCGAGCCTGCGCCGGTGAATTCGTTTTCCCAGTAGGCCCGGCTGGTCTTGTACATCAGAACAACGCCATCGATAGTCTTTACGGTCTCGGGTTCGCCGTCCAGACCGGCCAGTTCCCACGACTGAGCGCCCCCTGCCGGGAATGTGATGCGTTCAAAATCCGAGGGCGATAATTCCTGGCCGCCCAGGTTCTCCCTGATAATATCCAGGGCGTTGTCGTTGATAAATTCATAGTTTGCCAGGTCATCCATCGTTGCGATGGGAAGATTGGCGCCGTTGCCGCCACCGGTCACTGCCGGCACTGCCGCTCCTGCTGCTTTTGCTGCCATAGGGCTGCCTCCTCATGGTATGTTTGGTTAATTCCGTTTCAATCCACATGTCACGCAATAGACATGACTTGTTAATTCCGAATCCGGATGTCAATTTTCTCCGAAACCCGGATCATCTTGTTCAGGGGTTCCGGTAATGCCGCGATGATTTCTTCGGGATCCGCGACGATCTCGCCGTCCGAATTGAGAAATTCAGGATGGTCCTTGGCGAACTCGCGGACGTAGCTGGATAGTTTCTGGGTGTTGCAGGCGATGAAGTCTTCCATGGCCATTCCGATCAGGGCCTCTGCAAGTTGCTCTCTCGGAATGTCGGCATCCACCCCTGCCCATAACTGCTTAAAAAGGTAGACGTTCTTTTTGCCGGACTTCATGGAGGAAACGCCCATCTCGATATAGGCGTCCTTGATGCGTTCCTTGACGGCGCCGAGCTTTTCCTCGATGCCGTCAAGGTCCTTCTTGATTTGTTTTTTCTGCTTGTCCAGTTCGATGCATTCTGCAAGCATGCCTCCAACATCGGACGACGAAACAGTCTGGACCGCTGCCTGATCCATAGCTCTCTCTCCTCTCTCTATTTTTTTGTGAGTTACTTCCCCAGGAGCGGTCGCTGCAACTTCCACTCCTGCAATTCTTCTGCAAGTTTTTTGTTCTTCATGAGCTCTGCAAGTTTTTGGGTTTGCTCCTTGCCGGGCATCGACATGCCGTTTTCCCACCGGTAAATCGTATGATACCCGACGTCCAGAGCCGCGGCGACGTCTTTCAGGCGCCACCCCTCTTTGACCCTATGCTGCCTGATAGGGTTGAGCTGGAGCCATTTCTGCTCCACTTCACGATATGTAAAACTCATGATCTCACCCCCTGTTTGTTGTTGTTGTTTACATATCTTCGAACCCGCAACAAAGTCAAGAGGTAAAATCACAAAAATAAAACAGAGTTAAATCAATTCCTTGTATTGTGTCAGGACTGAGTCGATGACTTCCCGATGTTCCTCCAGGGCCTTCATGACCTTGAAATCCACGGTATCGGTGGCCAAGAGGTGAATAAACATCCCCTCGCGGGTCTGGCCGGGACGATCTGAGCGCTTCAAGAACTGCTCATAATCACCCAAACTGAATCCCAGGGAATAGAGGATATTGTACCGGGCACGGGTAAAGTCCACCCCTTCCCGGCCTGACTTGATCTGAACGCCCAGAACGTCGGAGTTGCCGATCTGCCACTGTGACAGATCGTTGGCATGGCCCGAGAGTTCGGCGTATCTTCGTCCCTGACTCTCCGCAACCTCGCGGACGGCCCTCAGATCATTCGTGAACCGGGCGCAAACCACCAGGGGTTCCTTCTGGTCGAAGTCTTCCATGGTGTCGGCCAGGAGCTTCTTCTTTGAGTCTCCCACCGGCTGGCCGTCCAGATAACCGGACGTGATCTCCTGGAGGCGAAGCAGTTTCGTCAGGGCGTTTGCCGCCGACACCAGGCCATCGTTGATCTGAGTGCACATGTCCTGGTCCATCTCGTTATAGACCTTCTGCTCGGTGCTGCTCAGTGTGCAGGTCCGGATTTCGGATTGGAATACCGGCAGATCAAAAACATCCCTGGACATGACGCGGTGCGCGATCAGGAACATCTTGTCGTGCAGATCTTCGTGGTTCCGGTAACTGACGACCTGGCGCCCTTCAAACCCGCCCAGGACGGCATAGTCGCTGCGGAACTTTACATAGTTGGTGCCGAAGATGCCGGGGTCGAGGAAGCGATACTGGCCATAGATATCCAAAGGGGAATGGGCAAGGGGGGTCCCACTAAGGCCCAGACGGTACCTTGCCGTTTTCGCTAACTGTGCAAAAAACTTTGAAGAACGTCCACCTGGACTCTTGGTTCGATGCACCTCGTCAGCGACCACCAGATCGAACCGAACATCCCTGGCCCAGGTTGCGAACGGCTCCCGCCAGGCGGTCTCGTAATTGACGACGGCGATGAACTGTTTTTTCTGATGGGCGGCGGCCTGACGATGCAGCTCCGCGTTTTTTGTCTTCTTCTCGGTGGAGTTGCCCTTGCCGTTGACCGCCGTGATCAGGAGCCGCTTGTAGGCTTCGGGCACGGCGTGGATCTCAAACTGGCCCTTGCGGTCCTTGTTGCCGGTCCAAACTTCGATCACCGACGCCGGGCAGACGACCAGGACTTTCTGGAATTTTTCTGGAAAGTTGCAGATCAGATCGACGCTTATCTTCGTTTTGCCAGCACCCATATCCAATGCCAGCAATGCCCCACCGCCGTCTGTGGAGCCGTTGTCGAGGGCAAACAGTTCCCGGACCATGTTGTAGCTTACGAGCTGGTGTTTCCAGGGTGGGAAGTTGGTAAGGGGTACTTGTAGCTCGGTGCAGTCGTTCTTGACGGCCTGAGCCATCATGAGACGATCCGAGAGGGATTTTAAGCGTTGTTTGTCTTCTTCGTTGAGTTCCCGGCTGAACGCCTGGCAGATACACGATGCCGTTGCGGGAGTCAAAAGATACTCCCATGATTTGTTCCGGGGAACCCAACGGCCCCCCGGAACAGCCATACAACGACTCCGCTGATCGTAGTGGGTTGAAATACGGACCAAACCACCGTCAGTGAAATCGAATTTAACCATTTGGGCTGCCTCCTCCTGGTAAAATCCTCATTTTGTCGAGCGGCGACAAAATAGGACCAATTATGTTGGATTGTCAAACATTATTTTACAACAGATGAAATCAATAGGGCCGAAAGTGAAATTAATTGCAGTTGTTATGATATGAAAATTATGTCAGGCGTTGAAAAAATGAACCTCGCTCAGTCCGGACACTTTCTCCAGGACATCGGCGGCGAAGTCCGGTGTGTGCCCCCGTTCGAGATTCAGATCATTGCTGTACTCGATGGCAAGGTCCAGGTCATGGCCGCAGAAATAGTTCGTGCCGTACATGCCCGCGACCCCCGGCCAGATCGTCGCCAGTTCGTAGCCGCGATCCGGGTTGTAAAGTTCAGGAACGATAACGAACAGGCAATCCGAAATTATCGACATTTTCCTCCTTACTCCCATTTTCTACTGTCTATAAACATAGAATAACTCTCCGCTTTCTGGATCTTTTATTTTATGTTCTTCACCGTCATACCTGCCGAGCGAATGGCCACGACCGTCGGTCTTGGCGTCCTCTTTCCATCTGTTATCATCGAAATAATTGCGTATATTATCCGGCAGTTCTGGGTAGATGATCTCTTCCAGATAATTATCAAGCTCCTTGTCCCAGGCGTCATCGGCTTCCTCGTCGGTCAGGACCAGGTATCTTGTACCTTCCGCCGTGTATTCATCATCTCCATCTTCCTCGATGATACTGAAATGAACATCGAGAAAATCAGCCAGCGCTCTCACCTTGTCTGGCTCGTTGAAATCCTCGATGTCAATATCCTCGTTGATTTCAGTGAGATCTTCCGGCGTAGCCTTAACGAGTCGATATGCCGCTTTGGCCATAGCCTGCCATTGTGGGCGAATTTCTTCCATGACTTTGGCGACCATCAACTTTGTTGGTTCACCCGTATTAGCACCATGAGCATTCACACCAGATTCAAGGCATCTTGTTTTCTGGTTATCGGTTAGCTTTACGTGCCAGTAATCTTCCAGTTTTGCAATGTTCCATCCACTTTGCTCGAAGAAATAGAACCCATGCTCCAGGGCATACATCGGCGTTCCGTCAAGTTTTGCCAGGTGCAGGTCTTCGAGGATCTGGAACGGTGGGTAAATCTCTGCAATCTTGTCACCGCAAGCGCCACTGTCACCATCGATTTTGCCCGTGAAACTAAAATACCGATTATTGGGGTCTGTGCCTTCATCCGAGAATTCTGCTGTAAAGTCATTATGCCTGAATATTTTTTTCATAATTACGCTCCTGTAACTTTGAAATTGCCGACCTTGTTGCCGTTAGAGTCATACAAAAATCTTTCCTTCCGTCCGGATTGCGCAATATCCTCGACCGCGTCCACATTTCATTCTTGGATCGGACCCGGGCGATGACGCCTTTCAGCTCCTCGGTCATTACTTGAAGGATTCCTTGAGGGCTTCAATGATGTAGCTGTTGATGGTCTGCCTGGTGCCGGCCGCAAACATCTTCAGATTCACGTGCACGTCTTCCGGCAGATAAAGCAGGACCGTCTTCGTGCCCGCGGGCGCTGCCTTGGATTTCTTTTCCCGGGGCTCGGCGCTGATCTTTTCAAACAGGGCGTCCTGGTTGGCCTGGTTGGCCTGATCCTTCAGTTTTACAGCCATGTGCAAATTTCCTCCCACAGTGATTCCACTTCCCGTGTGGCTTGCCGGTCAGTGTGCTCGATGACCGACCGCCCGTCGCTCAGGCTCCGCTTGTAGGCTGTCCGGTGATACAGGATCGTCTTCAGGGTCGGCACGCCGATGTCGGCCAGGACGCTCACGACCTCGTTGCCGATCACCGTGTTCCGCACCTGCTGGTTAAGTAGGCAGTAGGTCTGCATGGGTTCCGGCTGGACGCTGGCGATGTCCTGGGCGATCTTGATCGTGCCCTGTGACGCCCAGATGTCCACCGCGGAGGGCAGGAGCGGGATGATCAGCACGTCCGCCGCGGCGATGGCTGAACGGAACGCCCGGGAATCCCGGCCCCCGGTATCCACAATCGCCAGGTCATAACCGGGGTATTTGCTGTGGATCTCCTGATGCAATTTGTCGGAGATGATGTTGGCGACAGACAACGACGGGGCGATCCCGTTATTCGCCCGGGCCAGCGCCACGTCGATGATGCTCTGCTGGAGGTCGGCGTTCACCACCAGCGTCTTCAGGCCATCCCGCATGGCGGCGACCGCCAGGTTGAACGCCACCGTGGTCTTGCCCGTCCCGCCTTTCTGGTTGGCGACTGCGACAACTTTCATGCACCCTCCCAAGGTTACTTAGCTTTCAAAGTTTACTTTTAAAACTAAGTAACCCGGGAAAATGCGTTTTGTCAAGAGGGATAATGGTTCAAATCTTTCCCGGCAACAACTCCGGGTGCTCGACGTTCTCCCGCAGGAACTCGCAGAACAAGCGCCATGAGGGCAGCCGGTGATTTGACCGATTGATCAGGATGTCCCTGATGTTCCTGTAGTTCAGTTTCCACACGCGTTCCTGGAGATAACCTTCCGGAAGGTGGTCCTTCAGGGTTTCCAGGTCTTCGTTGGATTTTGTCTTATTGTATATGTCAAGCAATGCATTCAGGTCTTCGATCCAGCGATCAATCAGCCGGGAGTTGAAATCTGCCTGCGTGAATTTTCGTTTATGGACATTGTGCATTGTTGAACCGGATAGCTTGGATGTCATTCGGTACGTGTCGGCCTGACTCCACCAGTTCCTGGGAGCTTTTACCTTGACCCAGACATCGATATGTTCCAGGAACTTGTTGTGTCCGCCGTCATGCGGCGCAAGGTTGACCGCCACGACCTTCGCTCGGTCTACGGTTTGCTCTTTCGATAACGATACCCCGAAAATCGCAGGATTGTACCCGGCTTCTTCCATGATTTCACACTTGATCATTCTTTATTTTCTCCTTAGTTTCTCTGCAAACATTCAAATGGGTCCATGTATTCATCCGACAGCCAGGCGAAATCTTCGGCCCAGGTCTTCTCCTGGATATAGAAAAGCATCGGATCCCAGTCTGCATAGTGCCAGACATAAGCGGCATATCTTATTTCTCCGGTATTATCGGCCCAGAAATCCTCAATATCGTCGGGGGTGTTGCAGAAATCCAACTTGCCGGCCAAGCCATTGTTGTGATCCGTAATTTGAAGATCGAAAGACCGGATATAGTTCATAGTCAGGGGGAACCGTGTGGCGAACTGGTTCCAGAACTTCGCCCCGTTTTCCATATTGCGATGCCTCTGCCACCAATCTCCCGCTTCACATCCTTCCTTGAATAAGGGGATAATGAAGGTATCCAGGGCCTTATCTGCCGCTTCCTTGCTTGAGTACCAGATCTTTGTGTAATACGTTGCCATTCCCATTTTATTTTTTCCTTTCGTTTAACGATCCGCAGTTATCTCTGCGTCCGGATTTGCTTTGCAAGCGGCCAGATATTCCTCGCAGAAACGAATAAAGTCCACATAGACACCCCATCCGTTCGGAGAATCGAACTTCCTGAATCGCTCTGGGTCATTCTTCATTACTGCAATCCCAGTCTCCAGGTAATCGACCAGGTCGCTCGCATGGACAATGTCGATTTGGTCCGGATGCCACAAGGGTACATATAGCCTTGCAGCCCTGGCCATGTCGGTCAGGTTGTGTGTGATGTTTCCCGAAAAGACGACAGTGGGTTGCATTTGCGTTAAACTTACATCAAGACCCATTTTATTCAACCTCCCCTAACTCGACATCTTCGTCAGCAACGACCAGGGCACGCTCCATCGCTGGTTCGTGCCGACCATGACCGTCGCGGATTTCTGGTTGCACCGGACGATCTTGCCCTGGAGCGTGTTGCCGGAGTTCTTGTTGTGCCAGGATACGGTGTCGCCGATGGAGAAGGTCTTGGCGACGGTGGCGTTGCGCAGGGACATCTTGTCCCGCAACTCGTTTATGACCGCCTTGTTCAGGGCGTGGAGATCGTCCAGGCTCATGTTGGGTAGGTTCTGAGTGACTTCTTCCAATCTCATAGGGCTGCCTCCTTATGATTATAAGTTTTATTATAATGCTTATGGGTTCAGCGGCTGGATTACTGCCAGCCTCCGCTCATTGCCGAAAATGATGGGTCTTGTGCCATAATAAGCACTACGTAATCCCTGTTCAAAATACATTGTTTCCTCGGACATGTAGGCTTCCCGCAAGTATCTTTCATTGAAAGCCCACCGAACCCGACCAAGAAGATGGTGCAGGAAAAAACCATAATTCTGATCCTTGTCATCACGTGCATCCCATGTCAGCGGTGGGATGCCGTTCAAATGACGATAACTCAATAATGGAGTTACATCCGGGAAATCAGCATCCGTGTCTTTCTCGATCAGGATAATCTGCTTCTTGCTGACCGCCTTGATTTCATAAAGACCATCCATCAAGTAGGCATCAACGGGGAGTTCTTCATCCTGGCTGTAGATGTGCAGCCGGTGGCCGTCCGTGGCGTAGCAGATGCCATCCTGGACGCTGATGGTCTGGTAAAGGTTTTCCCTGGTCGCATCCGTGCTGGCCGCCTTAATCATCCAGGCGAGCGCATTAAAGTGATACATCATAGCGTGATTACTTTTTGATGTCTTAATGATGATGGTGCGTTTCATGGTGCCTCCCTAAAAATGTATTGCGGCACCAGCTCCTGGCGCACGTTTCGATTTTCTACGCAGTATCGAGGACGAACTTAGATTACTGGCTCCCGTTCCCCAGATCCTTGCGGATCGCCGCAATGTTTTTAAGTACCCACTTTTCTTAATGCACAAACCGATCTTCCTCGATTGCCCGATGCCGGTTATACTTGCAACTCGGACAGTACAACCTGGGCATGATGCCGGACGGTGGCGGCGCCATCTCAACCTCGTGCAGCTTCTCGCACATCGAACATTTGCAGATGGTTGTGATGATACCCTGGCTCCGCTGCCTGGAGGGACCCATGCCGGGCACCTTATTCATGCTGATTCGCTTGCCCCTCATATAAATACTCCCGATTTATGCTGTTATTTGATCCTTTCCTTTGCACCCGCAGTCACGCATGAGTTTTCCTATATAATCGATAATGCGATCCGTTGGTGTTTGACATCTTTCGCAAGGCGCTTCATCTTTTGCTTTATAAACCGCACGAATCGCCGTAACGAGCCTCGGGTGATCGTCCCGGTCCCACACCTTGGACAGATCCTTCATGTTCTATCCTTTATTGGCTTTGGATGTCTTGAAACGTGCTCGCGATACAAATTCAGGGTATTCTCCAGACCCTTCTCGAATCCATACGAGATGGCACTAATGAACCCGAGGAAGATCGCAACAAAAATGTAGAGAATGTTACAGATGGTCCTGACAAAATCGCCATAGAACGCGAGATTGAACTCGTCGCGCCGGGTGTTCCGCTCGGGGCCTTGAATTTCACCCTCAGAACAGCATGAATCAATTCCTATTTCATGCATCTTGACCATTGTCATCTTCCTCACTTTCGAATGATTCCGGCTTGCCTGCCGCGACCGCCAGGATCTCGTCCGGAATGAAGCCGGACAGGTCCTTCTCCATGAACAACGGGATCAGGTCCGACTTCTTCATTTTCAGCATGTCTTCCGTTGTCCGGTTGACGATGTTCCATTTATCGTTCATGGCGATGAGCTGGACCTTGTTTGCTTGAGGTAATCCTCGGTGATCAGGAAGTCACGGTCCAGGCGCAGATCGTACAGCTCGGCGATGGTCTTGCGTTCCTCCAGGGTGCAAGTTCTTTGATTCATGATAATCGCTGCCGATATCTTGACCAGCCAACTCAGGACTGTTTCGCGGTCCATGTCCAAAACGTCGTTAATGAGAGTTGTGAGTGCATTGTTGCGAGCCTGCCAGTCTTCACCGGCATCCAGCACCTTGCTCACAATGCTGTCGTTGGTCTTAATCATGGCGATCAGCATGGCACGCAGATTATAGAGATCATCGGACGGCCTGCCTTCCATTTTTGCCGTCAGGTGTTCCTGAAAGAACCGTTCAGAAAAATCCTTGCCGATATTTTCAGTCTTCTTCGCCTGCTTCGCTTCGGGCGTGTCTGTGGACGCGCTGCTGGTGCCGATCCGATGATAGATCTTCTGGAAGCATTCATCATGGCCGTTGCAGGCCTTGTTTCTCAGGACTTTTGCCGTCTTATCGACGACCGTGACGAACTTGTCGCAGGCCAGACAGAGTTCATGCGGTTCATTGTAGATGCTCTTTCCGGCAAACCAGTTGCCATCATGAAGCAGGACGCCCCGGGTCTTGTTTTCCATGACCGCAGGCAGGTGATCCCAGTTCTCTTCGATGAACTTGATCTGGTTGTCGAAATAGCACTGCGATTTGGTGCACATGACTTTCTCGGCCTTCATGTCGTCGCCGAAGAGGGCCTTCTGGATCTTCGTGCTGAACTGACAGGTATTGCAGCCGGCAGCCTTCTTGTCGAAGAGTGCATCGCTCAAGATGGCCTGCTGGTTTTCGATGACCTCTTTCAGCCTGCTGATCGTTACGCCATTGCTGACAATTTGTCTCGCAAGATCGATTGCCGTATCTGCATCGACCCGCATGAGTTGTTCGCAGTGACCATAGAGAATCTTGCCTGCCTTCCACAGGTCGAGGACGGATTCCGGGAGCGTCATGACCTTCACCCGGCGCCGGATGTACTGGATATTGACGCCGGTTTTCTCGGCCAGATCGTTCACGGCTTTCGGGTCGTCATACTTTTCCAGGTATTCCTGGAACGACGCGGCCTGCTCGTAATCGGTGAGGTCTTTGCGCATCAGGTTCTCGATCAGCATGACCTGGGCGGTGGCCTGGTCATCGATCTCCCGCAGGATGATCGGAACTTCGTAGTCCTTCGGCAATTCCTTGCGGGTGATGGCGTCCTGGATGGCGGTGAACCGGCGCTCACCGGCAACCAGCTCGAACTTGCCGTTGCCCTGATACTGACGGACAACCAGCGGAACAATCAGACCGTGCTGCACGATGGAGTCCCGCAGCCCGGCGATATCGCCCATGTCCTTGCGGGGATTTAGGACGTTGGGCACGATCTTCTTGACCGGCACGTAGGTCAGGGATGCCTGCGGCATGGTAGTCTGCTCCATCAACGGACCTCCTTTTCGTCGGGGATCCGGACATCGAGGAACTTGTCCACATAATCGAGGATATCAACAGTCAGGTCGTCCCGGTTCATGTCGATCGTCAAGCGGATCTGGTTGTCTTTCAAACTTGTTACCTTTGTCAAAATTGCATCCATAAGTGCTGCCTCCTTGTGATTGTAAGTTTTATTATGTTTCTTAGAATATAACTATATTCCCTTCCTCGTTGCTTGTGCTATGACTTGCTCCAGTATCGAGCATACCGTGTATGTATCTTTGGTCTCGCCGGTCAGTTTTGTGTTCGGGATCTGGTTCAGAGCACCTACCGCTGCTTTGCAGGCATCTACCAGATTCGGTGCAGCGGCGGCCAATATTGCCCATTGCTCATTGTTGCAAGCTCCATATTTATTGGTTTTAAGGATATTCAATCCATGGAAGACGACGGCATAGTTCCCATTTTTAAGCGGCTTAACAGTCCAGTTCATGGCTCTTCTCCTGGGAGCAACCCGCCCGGCGCATGGTAGCGGGCCTGCAATTCTTCCCAGACATCCGGCCAGCACCCTTTGAGCATATGCAAATTGCCGTCATCCGCCTTGCGCATGGCCATCATGATGATGGCGTAAAACGGAAAATCCGGCGCTTCCCTACTGACGATATAATCGTATCTGGACATGGTGTTCTCCTCACCCGAAAATTTTGTCGATAATTGCACACAAGTACGGCACGGTTACTTTAAAGTCAGGCTCCTTCGCCAGCCGTTCCTTGCAATAATCAATGACTTCGAAAAAATATGCTGCGTCAACGCCGGTTAGCTGATCTTCCAGGACCTTCAAATCTTTAAGATCAAGCTCAGAAGCCTGAAACAACATCTTGAGGATCTGGCCGGCATTGATATACCAACCCTGTTTGAGGAATTTCCGCATTCGGATCACGGAGCACAGCGGGTACAGGGACCCCTGGTAGGTCAACTGCTTCGTCAGGATGCTTTCCAGGGCGAGTGGATTGAGCGTCAATATGTGATTGTCGGCCGTCCAGTAATTGCAGCAATGGATAAAGTCGTAATTCTTGTGAATTTCCTCGGGTTCGCCATAGAACCGAACAACCAGTTGGACCTTGTTGGATAAAGAGATTGCGTTCGCGGAAATAAAGACAGGCCGGTATCTCGGTTTCGTATCTTCCTTTTCCGGGACAGGCGGTTCGCCTGTGGATCTGGCATCTTCTTCGTTTAACACGTTGGCAACGGCGCCTTCTTCTGCAACCACGCCGGCTGATTTGATCCGAATCTTAATGCGGGTGCCTTCATCAATCACCAGGGGGACGGCATCGATTTTCGGATTCAGTTCCCGAAATTCCTTGATATAATACTCGGCGACCTTGAGCACTGTCATCTTGGTCCGGAAATAATAATCATAATCATTAACTGGTTCGCCCAACAGCAACGAAACGATGGAGCCACCCGTAATGATGGCATCCCGATCAACCAGCTTGCGAAGTTCCTCATCCTTGATCGAGGCCAAGAACTCCTCATGCTTTTTGGTAAGAATCTTTTCAATCAAACGTCTGTTCATATATTTCCTTTCATGGGATCCGTTCAATCCGGTACGCGACGCTTTGCAGCTCGACGATACTGTTCTCGTCGGCAATCTGCTTCAGCTTCATTGCGGTCTTGTTGCTGCCGATACCGTAACCCAGGGCGAAGCTCAAGATCACGACAAAAGACAGGACAACGATCAATTCCTTGAGGCTCATGCCGCCTCCTTTATGTGGTAATCGATCGCCGACTTTGCTTCTTCGATGCAATAGTCCAGACCGTAAAATCCCCAACAACTGTCGATATGCTCGCCGTCGGCGTCCTCGACAACATAGCCGTACACATCGCCCGTGAGATATTGATCGTATTCCTTGACCTCAGAGATCAGGAGTTCCCGGGCGCGGTCGATGTCTTTTTTAGTGATGTGCTTGATGGCGTGAAGATGGTGATTGATGCCATCCTTTAGCATGACGCAATGTTTGTCGAGCGTGTCCTGGATGACCTTCGCGACTTTCCGATCTGCTTCCACACAGCCATCGTCCCGATGATGGCGCCAGAGCTGATCCCACCCTCTGCCATCTTCCCAGTAGTCAATCCGCCCCTCTACTGTGGGATCAAGTTGCATGGCAAGACGTCGCTTGAAGTCGGCCGGCGAATCATAATGGTGCTCATCGCCTAGACTATGACGACGGTGCCAGCAAACCATCGTTCCAAGATGATCCCAGTCGCGCGGATTTTCGCTGTCTTCGTCGTAATGAATTTTGATCTGGAAGCCTTTGTATTCCTCTTCGTGCGCGATCATATCAACCCCTCCTCTCTCCAGGAAAAGAACGTGCCGCCCGGCTCGATGATCAGGTGATCGTGAAACAGGATATCAAAGGTCTTGCAACCCTCGCGAATCATGGTGGTGAGCCGGATGTCCGCGTCGGATGGTTTCAGGTTGCCGGACGGATGGTTATGCACCAGGATCATGGCGTTGGAGGAAGAAAGCAGACTGATCTTGATGAGTTCCCGCGGATAAACGACGGCCTGGTTGATCGTGCCGGGAAAAATCTGGATACAATTAAGGCGGTTCTGTGAATTGAGATGCAACACGATCATCTTCTCGATGTCGGAGTCCTGCAAGACTTTGACGAAATCGAGAACGGCTGTGGTGCCATCCAGCACTTCGCGGTTGTAGGGAAAATCATGATCACGCACCATCCGTGTCTCCAGGCGCGTGGCGTATTTGCTGATCGTCATGGGGCTGCCTCCTTCTGACTGATCGTTATGATTGGTTATTCTTCGAAAAACCCTCCGGAATATGAGTCTACGCTTAGTTCATGCCCGTCCTTGTCCAGCTTGAAGATACCATGCTCATCGCCGTTAAGGGAACGAATGGCTGTGGCATTGGCATCGCGTTCCTCCTCTGTGCCAAATGGACCACCGAGCTGCGGTTCAACGTCGCCCCAGATGATTAAAACGTAATATTCCATGATGGTTACTCCTCCACAATTCTGAACTCCTGGCACAGAGCGATGTCGAACGGTTCATCTGAAATAATATGATCTTCGAGATGATGACCAAGACCCTTCTTGTATTCAATCTCACGTATAACGCAAGACTCGTGATGATTCGACCATAGTGCAAGTAAGCTGTCTGCCGTTTTTCCTGACAGGAGAAAACAAAACCCCAGATCTCCCCTCTTGGAGTTCCATATCCTAGGAAGCCACTTAATCCACCTACTATCGCTTTTTTGATATGGGATGTCGAAACCTTCAACATAGGTCATGGGAAGCAGTTCGCCTTTTTCATACTTAAAAATCTTCCATCCCATACCTGATTCTGGAATGGGTTGTGAATCAGGATGCAGCTTATTGCACATGGCGTTCCTCCTTGACCATGGCCTGGAAATTCTGCCATTTGGTCGCGTCCTTCTCCCACTGGTTAGCGTAGCCGTTGGCGATCTGCGCCTGGTGCTGCCAGTATTTCTCGTTCTCCTTCGAACGCAGGTTCGCTGCTTCTAGATCCCGGATCCGGTCCCGCAGGCTGCGGATCTTTTTGTGAATCGGCTTGCGGTGTTCCTGGAGCGCAACTTCGCGAGTCCAGACAGCATTGCGTTCGCGGTTTATCTTCTCCCATTCCTGCTCGAGCACTTCATTTTCCTTGTCGGCCTGCTTGGCGGCCTGCTTGGCGACGATCTGCTTCGACCAGAGCCGCAGGTAGGTTTCCAGCCAAGTGTCGCCCTGGATCTTGTAGATGCCGAAGAGGATCAGGCGGCGATGGTCCTTGTCGATGGCCTGAAGGATCAGCTTTTCCATCAACTTGACCTCAACGCGGGCAAACTCATCCTGCAGAATGACCCGTTGACCCGTGGTGCAGGACATGTTCGCCCGTTCAGCCCAAGACAGGAGATCGGCATAGCTTTCAATGATATTGAGCGGTATCTTCATGGATTCACCTTTTATTGTAACTGATGGTTATGACCAGCTTGTGGCGTCCCGTGGGATATTGAATGTGTTCATCGCTTAATGCTGTCGTTTCGGAAGTTCCCTTGTAATTAAGGGACTCGATGTCCTCGGGCAGGCATGACAAGACGCCGTCGATTGTCTTCTTGATTTCTTCCAGCTTCATGGTTTGTTCCTCATATCCACAGTGATCTGCCCATCGACAACCTGGATTTTCCCCATTACGACCTGTGGAATAGTTTCATTAAGAGACAGGACTGAAACATTTCCATTTTTGAGTCTGAAATATCCGTTTTCGGCTTCGACTTCCGATGGGGTGAAACTGAATTCCATTTTCTCTCCATGAAACAACTCCGGCGCGTTCGCGAAGATCAGGGCCTTGATGCTCTTGATTTGTTCGACCTCGGCCTGGTTGTAGGCGTCGTAAGACAGGTAGGCAATCGGGTTGATCCATCCGAAGCACTTGTTGATCATACTCGATGTCGCGTTGATCTTCTCAAGCAGGGGGATAGTACCTTTCAATAATCGCCATTCCCCGGCGCTTTTGGAGTTCCAACTACTGAAGACAACCTGTTGTTGTGCTTCCTCAAAAATAAAAAGGGGGAAGCACACAAGTCCGCATAATCCCAAGTAAATTCCGAACCAGCGTGGGAATTGTGTCAGGACTTTCTTAATCACATTCCAGCATTTTCGCATTTCAGTCCCCCGTGAAGACAATTTTGCCGCTGATGACCTGATGCCCGGGGTAAAGCGCCGGGAGCCAGGCGGCCATGATCTCCTGTGGCGTGCTCAATTGCACCGTGCAGGGCGGCCGGGCCGGGATCATGAAGAGTTGCCCTTTGATCTTCGGGATATCGCAGGGCAAACTCATCGTGATTTCTTCTTTCATGAGGCCAGGGCCTGGACGACTTCCTCGGTTTCCGGAAGGGGCTCGCCTGTGGACGCATGGATCTTGGCCAGCATCGCTTCCATGTTTTCCAACTTGGTCTTGAGTTCCCGGACTTCGGACAGCGCGGTCCACTTTGCGGAATCGGCCTCGGACCTTTCCTTTTCCGCATTCTCGAACTTCTGCTTATAGAAATCCTCGTTCACTGCGGTCATGCAGTCGTCCGGCACGAGTTCAAATTCGATCTTGTTGTCGTTGGTCTGCTCGAACCGAACCGGTTCGCTGTAAGAATTGACGGTTTTGACGGGAATGCACTGGGCGAGAAATTCGATGGCACCCTCAATGGGGGCCTTCGGACACAGATACTGATAATAACCTACCTTGATTGCTAAACGCATGATTTTACTCCTTTCGCTGCCTGAAAGTTAATTAATTGACATAAGAGGCGGGTCGCTTTCTCGACGGATCGAACGTCCTGAGTCGCACAGGCTACCCATTCTCTTATGCCAAAATGTATTATTGTTGTGCGGGGGCCGCTCTCGGCCACTCCTCTCATGGAATTCACGATTGCTGTTTTCTGCTGCCTGCCCCCGCAATTTCAAAAGAGGACAGGGGAAAATCAATTTCTTTTAAGGTGGGAAGCCGGGAAGAAAAGTCTTCCGCAAAACAATCCTTCCCGGCCTTCCCTTCACATGTTGTGCACTTGCCGCCTCTTCGTTGCTGTTCACCGGACGAAGAGTAGACCGGCTTTAACCATTTCTATCCCGCAGATAGAATCACCAGGCACCGCTTTTCCCGAACGACGCCCGGCTCAATGGTCGCCGGCAGGTTTCCAGGCTGCCGGCTAAAGGATATTCACACAGAGCTGCCTTTCATTCCATGGATCAGTCAATCCACGCCGCATTTTCTCTTGCCGAATGCGGAAACGGTAAATTATTTCATGTCCATGTATGCGCCTGGAGCTTCTTGTGTAATTCGAGTTCTCTGTGTTCCATTTTTATGCCCTCATTTCGTAAAAATCCATTTATCGATGAAGTAGAAAATCACGGCGCCGATCAGGTTTGCGATCACCGTGCCCCGGGCATTGTTCCCGGCTTTCCGCAGCACAAGCCACAGGATCGGTGAGCTGCATTGCCACCGCAGAAGGTAGAGAAGAAAATCCAACGGGTTGCCCTTCCTGCCCGGACCTGGGCGCTTATGTCAAGCTCAAGCGGAGCAAGGCGCCGTGCTGGCATCCATCCATGCGTCAGGAAGATAGCCCTCTTTATACAAATGGCATTCGCATTCACCATCTCCCCATACTTGTCTTTTGGCGCAATGATCACTGTGTCCGTCTTTAATGAGTGCATCGATTTGTTGTTGATCGGTATTCGATTTCAATTCATCGAATACTCCGGCCGGTCTCCAGTCTGGGCTATTCACAATCTGGTTGTATTGTTCCCCGGGGACTTCTTCTCGCGTAATGGTGTCCAGCGATTCGCGGTACACATGCAGGGCAGTGGCGTAATAGAGGTCCGTGGGCGTTTCAAGAAGGGCGATGGTGCTTTGCTGCAAGGCTTCGGCGAGTTTCATGGTGTGGTTTCCTCCAGAAGTTCATGGATGATCCCGGCGACGTAGCGATACTTGCTACAAATGCGCTGGTCGCATTGCGGGCATGAACATGGACGTACGATTTTTCGCAGTTTGGCTTCAAGTAATCCTGGATTGGGGATCTTGATTTTCCGCAGTTCAGGCTCGGGTTTTCCGGGTAGAGCCTGGAGGTCGAATGGGGGTGGTTCAAAGAAGGCCAGGACTTTGTCGAACGTGTCCGGGCCGGAAACTGGACGCAATTGTTCCGGTGTATCGTGTTGCATTGGGCTGCCTCCGCTGCAAATTTGATGTGACTTGATACTGCAACGGGCGCCGCGTGTCAAGTGGGAAAAATGCCCGAACGATCGTAGGGGACAAACATGGGGGTTAGCATGTTTGTGGGATGATCGTTCGGGCATGTATTTGATTTTACAGGAATTTCAAGATCGTATAGCTGACTGATCCCCGATAGGTTCCCTTGTCGGCGATGAATTTGATTGTGGAGCCTTTTTTGATTGTTTTGGCATGGGCCAGAAGTTCTGAATCGAAAACCATTGCGCTGGTATCTTTATTGTAGCTGACGCCGTTCAATGTGGCTTTGTCGCCGATCATGATCCTGGCGTACTGATTCCCGTTTTTACTTTTCTTAAATGTGATCGATTTGACGGTTTTGGTCATCATTACATCCTCTGCTGCTGCGAGCGTGACGCAGCAAAAAATCATGGCGACGATCAGGGCGATAATGGTACTGACTCTTTTCATTTGTGGATCCTCCTTGTAGGTTAATTTGATTTTATGTTGGCCTCAAAAGAGAGTATTTCTTCTGCTGCCTGCGATGCTTCGTAATCCCGATTGGCGTATGCCTCAGCTTGTGATTCCAGGAGCTGGAATTTTGCGATTTCTGCTTCTTCCCTGATCACCTCCTTGATCTTAGATTCAAAAGAAAACAGAATAAAATCAATTCTGTTCTGAAGTTGAGCTTCAGCGAACTCGCAATCTGAATCGGTGAAGTCGGTTTCAATGTATGTCAAATATTCCAGGTGGGGCCTGTGTGATCTGCTGCGAAAAATCCGTCTGCCAAGGATCCTCGGCGTGGGAGTTGCTGACGCAGACATCGAGCCAGTAGGACAGAAAAACGATCAGGAAAATAATGACGATGCGAGTAACGAGCTTCATGGGCTGCCTCCATGTGATTTTGGTGTGCGTGTCCAACGATCATTCAGCCATGCGCACCCCGGCTATTCAGGTTAAAAAGGAACATCATCCTCTGGCACTACCTCACCCTCGGCTTCGTGCGGGGTGGCCTCGACCTGCGTGGCCCGGTCCAGCATGCGAAGTTGCGAGGCGACAATCTCCGTGGTGTAACGATCAATGTTGTTCTGGTCCGTCCATTTGCGGGTGCGGAGCTTGCCTTCCACAAAGACCAGACGGCCCTTCTTCATGTAGTCGCCGGCAACTTCGGCGAGTTTGCTGAAACATGTCACGCGATGCCATTCCGTGCGTTCGATCTTCTCGCCCTTCTGATTTTTAAAGCTCTCGTCGGTCGCGAGTCTGAGGTTTGCGATGGGTGCGCCGTCCGGCATATAGCGCATATCCGGGTCTGCTCCGAGTCTTCCAATAAGCTGTACTTTGTTAATCATGATGTGCTACCTCCCTTAGTTAATTTTGCTGAAAAACAGAATAAAATTAATGTGTTTTGAAAAACGAAAATGAATGGAAAAAGTTGAATTTTCGCAGTCTGGCACCAGGTAGTTCGCCCCTCCCCCTCCCCGGCCCCTGGGGGTTGACCTTCTGGCAGGGCGGGGCGGGGGGCAGGGCCGCTTGCTGCTTTGAGATGGGCGCTTGCGCTTCCGTTCAGAACCCACGGCGCGGCGCGCCATCCGGGAGCAGCGAATGCAGTATATTCGCCGTGGTTATGCGCGGAGCGTGCCTTTGACCTTACCCATGGCGCGGCGCGCCGGTCGGGCATACCAAGCGGGTGTTGACCTTGACCTTCAAGCATTGCGAATAACCTTTCCATCGAGCATGACAAAATCAGGTTGCCAACCATCTTCAGGGTTGTACGTGCAATCATAAGGATTAGGATCAAGATCATCCATGAATTCCTCGCCGTGATTGCAACCAGCGCACAGGCAAAGCGTGGGGTTGCGGACCTGGTACTTGATCTGGCCATCGAGAGAAAGTGGGTTGCCACAGACATCACACGTGGCGACCTGCGGGCAGTCGATGTACGTGTCCTCGGGAATCATGTCGTCGTCGATCATGTTGGCGCACACGCCACAGAGAACATTGTCGAAGTGGACATGGTTGCAAAGGGTCTGGCCGTCGGGGCTAATAGGGGTGTGGCAACAAGCGCAAGTGATGGTCTTCATGATGTCCTCCTGAATTCAATAAATAAACAGGATAGAATCAATATCTTTTGACCTTACCAGAACGATAGATTATTCTTACCTTATAGGCCTTTAAAAAACTATCGAGCGGCAACCAACAAACCGGTCTGGAAGAAAAATTTTTTGGGGGCCTTATGCTATTCTAGACATAAGGAACATAAGGAACATAAGGAACATAAGGATTGTAAACGCGGGGAGATGTTCTCGCCTCCCCGCGCTGTTTTTTATTCTTCGATGTGATTCTCGTCGTAATAGTCAAGCGGTATCTGCTCTATGGGCGGATTGTCTTTGGTGGACTTCGCCGTCTTGACTCCCTTGATCTTTTTCCATGCTGCCCACATGACCGATTGTTCATGTTTTGTGAGGCGTTTCTTCCCGTTGCCGTGCAACCATGCCGCAACCTTCCCGGTGTTGACTTTCGGGTCTGTCAGGCGTTCAAGAGCTTTTAAGGCAAGCGGGCGGAGCTTCGGGCTTAAATGAAACTTGCGGCGGTGATATTCATCCCATATCACTGTTGTTTGAGTCTTGGTGAATGTCTTGTCATTGAAGAGGCTTTCCCCGATTGCCTTCAATTTCGCGAGGTCTTTTGATGTGCGGATTCTGGCGAGTATTGACTTGAAGGCTTTGGGCTGTTTGTCCTCCCACATAACCGGACGGCCTAACTCCGGGTCGATGGCGTCCTGCGGATCATCAAGTTTGTGATAACCAACAGCCTCAAGCATGACGATTTCTGCGGGGTTGTCTGCGCTAATTTCCTGTTCGTCGTCGTCCACATCTTCCTTCATCATATCGGCCTCGCTCAAGATGGTTGGCTCGCCCTCATCCGTCACAAGTACCATTTGAATTGCAAGGTCTTGAAAGTACTTAAAACCATTATTAAACTTGTCCGGTACTGCAAGCCATTGCTCAAACTTCTTCGCCATTGCAGGCGTCGTGTCTAAAATCTTGAAGGCTTGAAAAAGTGTCTCGGCTTCTTCCGTGGTGATGTCATCCTTGACGGTTTTCCCCTGAATGGTCGTCACGCGCTTAATTCTCGCCTTGACGCCTCCCGCATAACGGAACCATGCGCGTTTACTGTGGACCTCATGAGGCAAACAAGCGTCGCCTTGTCCGGTTAAAACCGCTTCATTGTAAATGATCTTTTCAAGTTGCGTTAAGCCTTCGCCGTTTGTCTGGTGGCCCTTGAATTTCTCCGGTCGGATGCCTTCACCCAAATGTTTTGTGATTGCATCAATGCCTTCAAGGTCTGATGTTGCGGCGGGGTCCATAATTCGCTGGTGTTCTTTGTAGCCCATTGGTTCGAGGGGTTGTATGAAGCTGGAAGACCCAATCTCCGTATAGATTTTATTTCCCTGCTTGAAGGTCTGAATGCTCGGAATCAATTTCCCGCGCTCGCGGCGCCCTTTAACTGAATTGAGAAGATAAACGTCTCCCGATTTCGGGATGTGATCAATCGAGTCGTCGGCAAATATGACCGGTTCGTCATTTACCGGGTCAAGGTCAGGGCGCACAAAGTCATACATCAATGGGCTTGATGTTGTCTCGTCGATGTCGCGTGTCCAATTATTGCGGATGATCTGCCAGTTGCGCGGGATGGCGACAATCGGTGAGGACTTGACTTCCGGTTCGGTGCTGAATTGCCGGCTGTCCTCAAGGTTTAATTCGTCCATGACGGCCTGAAGGATGACGGCCTGAAAGTTGCGGCTATTTGAAAAATCCTGATTGCCTTCAATGCGGGCTTCGGTGTATGATCTTGATGTGTTCATATGTCCTCCTATGACATGTGTGCAAAGTCCCTGCGGGGTGCTGGTAACACTTCGCAGGGGCGTGTTTTATCTTTCGGATCGGTAAGCCTCTTTTCGTAACCATTCAATTGCGGCTTTCACAATATCACCGTGACAAGCCTTTGGAGCGCAAAAGCAAGCAAGCTCAAGGTTTCCTTCCAGATTTGCCAGCTTGTCAAGCGCAATACTGGCCGGGCTATCGGGGTCTTGCATCTGTCCCCATAACCAACAGCGATATTTTTTGATGACTGTGGAGCGTTCGGCTTCGCTTTTCATGTGAAACGGATTCCCTAAAACGTGGGGTCGGTGAATGTCCACCCGCGTGAAACCGGGGGTTATTCTGTCTCTCGTATGCACCACTTTAATCAATCTAGTCATAGTGTTCGCCTCCGTTTTTGATTTCATCATATGCGAAAATGCGTTATTTGTCAAGTAAAAAAATGAAAATAATAGAATAAAATCAATGACTTGCTTTCTAGCTACCCCCAGTCCGCGGGACGCGGTTTGCCCCGTCTTCTATATACTCAAAGTCGAAAAACTTGGTCTCCGTGCAATATGCTCCACACAACATAACGGAGATGGTATGTACGGGGTGGCATTGCTGTGGGTCGAAGGAATGAGGAAGTGTTTTATATTGGGGCAAAAAGGGCGACAGCCCTTCGAAACGATGGTGCTTGTTCCACCATGTAGATCGGGACCGATGACTGATAATGCGGTGCAGAATGCATGATATCTATACCTCCACAGATAGACAGCGGCAATCAATAAGGGTGTTGATCTTAGCTGATCGACCTGAGCACAGGTCGCCGTCGGAGACGGTCTTACTTGCTGCCCTTAGATGCTTCTTTTCTTCCAGCCCCTGGCCCTTAACGCAGGATGTAAGATTTAGGGCAACATCGTTAACCGCCACGTGGAAACAAGTTGACAATGAGCGAGAAGCTGAAGCATTACGCATGGATGTGGGGGCAAGGGAGCAAAGGTGTGCGAAAAGTGCACATAGTAGCGGGGCAACACCCCCTTTGCAGCCCTAAACTGCGCGAAAAGCGAGCACAACTGTGCGGAAAGCGCACAGTTTCCCCCTTGCGATGCGCAAGGAACCTTGAAGTACTGTCTCACTGATGCGACGCAACTGCCTGAATAATATAATGAATCATGCGGCACTGCCTCCCCGCCCACTGCTGCAATGCTTCGAGGCACGAGAAGCGAGCTACTGCACTGCTTTGCCGCCTGGCACAGGGTAGCCTGGAGGCTATGGCCCTGCGCCCAGCTACGGGCGCACTGAATAGATAGTGTGTTCTCACCGCCAGGGTGCAGCGAAGCTGCGAGCACAGCGATCCCGGAGCCTGGCAACTGGCCGCCTGGCACAGTGCTGCCTGCCCCGAAGATCCATGCGGCCCGGCTGGGCTTGCCCTTTGTATGCCGCCGCGAAGATCTCAAGGCAACGGGCTTGGCTTGCCCTTTGTATGGAGCCGCGACGCGCTAAGTGCCCTTGTAGTAAGGCCACCCTTGCCTTTTGTGTGGAGCCTGGCACAGCGATGCCTACTGGCTATCCCTGCCTGGCTGCCCTGATCGGAGTGCAGAGGGCCCTCTGCGTGAGGGGGTGCAGGGAGCACCCTGCGCCTATGCCCTGAGATCATGAACGACTACCATCAACCCTCAAGGATCAACGCGACAGAGTGAGCCTGGCGCGGCGCTTGCGCTTCTGCTTCTGCAAGCGACGTGACAGGCGTGAGGCACAGGTGGTCTGTGCTGCCCTGATTCATAAACCCCCTCCGCTATGACCAACAACGATCAATGTAGCCAAGTGAGCACGGCGCGACGCTTGCAGCTCCTTCTTTATGCAAGCGGCGTGACGTGCGGGAAGGGGCAAGGTAGCAAAGCGCCTGATGTCAGCGCAACGCCCAACGGGCAACGCGGCGGGGCTGCGTAGGACGCCCTGCGGCCGGAGCTCCTATCGATGACGCTGCAAGGGGCGTGACGCCGGCCCCATCGGCGGCGCGATCCCTTGCAAGCACCGCGTGGAGGGATAATGGTGATAATGGCGGGACCAACCCGGTGGGGGGTAAAAATCCGAGTACCCCGAAGGGGGGGGTATGACCCCTCCTGCAAAGCGCACCATTTTTTGACCGAAATCCGGAAAATCCGGAATCCGGGTTTGGGGCGTCATGTTCTAACGATATGATATTGTTGCCTTCTTTCCACAGAGGGGCTTGAGGAGATTCCCCCTCTATAAGGACTCAAAAAAAGATGTTTTATCTTACCTATCTTTTGTCTGGTCCTGTGGATTCTTCGTCCGGCTAAATACATAATAGTCATAATAGTTATAATAGTTATGATTATCCTATCTAAGTATATGATCTCATTAACTTAATGGTCATAATAGTCATAATCAATATATTTTATTATTTTGTTCTTGATTCCTTCATAAAAACAACTTTTTTTGAGCTCTTATAGAGGGGTAAAAAGATGCGTTTTTCGCTATCTAACTATATGATTTTATTCATAATAATTATTCGCGATTTTGACTATTATGGCTATTATGACTTTCGTCCTTTTTCTTGCAACTATGCGGAATGATTCAACTTGTTCATAATGGTGATCGGAGCCCAACCCCCCGAAAATGCCCCGAAAACAGCATCTAAGTATTTGATCTCATTTCATAATAGTCATAATAATTACTCCCTAAATAGCCGATTCCCCGATGGTCACTGATGGCATGAATAATGCAAGACATTCCGGGGCATTTTTGGCATAAAAAAAGAGCGACCCCGCTGGGTAGGGAGGTCGCTCTTTTTTGAGAGGAGGGTGGCATGAGCACTGTGGAGCAGTTGACGGAAACAATCTACTTGACAGGACTGTGGATGTCAAGCATAAAACAACAACAACAAGAATAATTCTGGAGGCGAGGATGCAGGTAGAGAATGGAGTGTTGACGATGGACCAGGTCGATCTGTTGCGCCGGGAGCGCCTGGCCCTGGCCCGCCTGACCGATAAGCAGAAGGCGTTCTGCGAAGAGTACGTCCGGACATTCGATCCGATCCTGGCGATGAAGGCCGGAGGTTACAGCCTGCCGAAGTATACCAGGGGTGGCTCGCAACAAAAAATGCTCGGATTGGCATTTGATGAGATCATGTCGTCCGAGGCGGTCCAGAGCTACCTTGCCTTGCTCAAACAGTCGGTGGCATCGCGGATCGGCGTCTCGATGGACGGCATCGTCGATGAATTCAAGGCCCTGGCGTTCTCGAACATGGACGACTATGTGGAATGGACGGACGCCGGGATCACGAAATACAAGTCGAGCGAGAATCTGAGCCGGGCGCAGAAGGCCGGGATCCTGGAAATCACGCAGACGACCTCGAAGGCCGGGACGACGATCAAGATCAAGCTGCACCCCAAGCAGCCTGCCCTCCTCCAGTTGTTTGAAATCCTGAAGGAGCTGGAGGATCACGAGAAGGCGCCGGAGAAGGCGGCCAAGATCAGCCAGACGCAGATCAATCTCATTCTGCAGGACCCGACCAAGCGCCGGGCCATCGAGCACCTGGCGGAATCGATGTTCGAACGGCAAATCAACCTCGTCGGGACGGACAAGCAGAAACTGGCGTTCGATGCCCAGCTGGAGAAAATCACCACACGGTTACTGGAGGTTACTGATGGAGTCACAAGTCACGGGCGCGCTGGAGGCCCGGGAGGCAAGGAAACTCGCCTTATCGCAGCAGAAAGCGCAGACGCAGGAAATCATCGAGAAGAAGATCCGGCCGGCGAAGAGCAGGAACCAGCGGATTGCGGACTACAACCGGGGGAAGAAGAAGGGATTGCCGGCAGTGAGGCGGAAATCGACATCACGCCCGGAAGTCGATACGATATCGATGGGTTATGACAGGTTCCTGGAGGATCTGCCCGCGGATGTGTGGAAATACCTGCCCCACACGTTCGCCTCGGTGATGTCGGACGGGCAATGGACGCCGTTTCGCTATCTCGTGATGATCTCTCACATTCTCGCGACGGTGATCGGGCGAGGCGGGGGGCGGGTGCTTGTGTCCATCCCGCCCCGTCACGGCAAACTTATCGCGGACAATACACGCGTGCCTACTCCTAAGGGTTGGAAACAACACGGAGAGTTACGGCGAGGGGATTACGTGTTTGGCCGCGATGGTCATCTGGTTAAGGTTTTGGGTGTATCCCCAAAAGCAACCGCTGATTGCATGGTGGTCTTCAGCGATGGCCAGAAAATCTTGGCACACGAGAACCATGAATGGATTGTCCGGGATCGTTCTTGCCATAAGGAACGTATTTTTGAGACAAAATATTTCCTTGAACATGGTTTGTCTTGTGAGGGTGAACGGGGGGCACGCGGACATCGCAATCGATTCCAGGTTGATGCGAACGTGACGTTGGATTTTCAGGAACAGGAGTTACCAATACATCCATATTTTCTGGGAGTCTGGCTCGGTGATGGCAGGTCATCCTCTCCTGATTTCTGCGGAGCTGCTACGGACGTTGCTATCGTAGACAGGCTTAAATCGCTTGGATATCAAACATCAAGTCGTTGGACGCACAAAACAACTGGTGTTTGTTATTATTATTATAGTGATATTAAAAAGATACTACAGGATCTTGATGTACTGAACAATAAACACATCCCTGATGTTTACCTCTTTTCATCTGTTCAGCAACGTATGGATTTACTGGCTGGACTGGTTGATACGGACGGCCATCGTGATCCTCATGGACGATACCGAATATCTACCTGCAACGAGAAGATAACACACCAGATCAAGGCATTGGTAAATTCCTTGGGTGGACGTGCCTATATTATGAGTGTTGATCCAATAATGTCATCTTCTGGAATACAGGGCAAGCAAGTTGTTTATCAGGTTGGCTTTAATCTTCCACACGTATTGCCGGTGGCACTGGAACGCAAGAGCAACAAAGATATATCCTACGTTAAACGGCGGCGAGCGATAGTGGATGTGTATCGGGTAAAAAGTGGAGAAATTGGCCACTGTATTCAGGTAGAAGGCGGCGTCTATCTGGTTGGTGAAACTATGATTCCCACACATAATTCCTTTTTTATTTCTCAGTGGTTGCCTGCCTGGTTCCTGGCGAACTGGCCGAACAAGCGAGTCATCCTGGCATCCTATGAAGCGAACTTTGCCGCCACCTGGGGCAGGCGGGTCAGAAATATCATCGAAGAAAAGGGTGATCGGATCGGGGTGTCCTTGGCCAAGGATGCCACGGCGTCGAATAACTGGATGACGATGGCCGAAGGAGGCATGATGACCGCGGGCGTCGGAGGACCCATAACGGGCAAGGGGGGAGACTTGTGCGTTACGGGAGATACGATAATTGCCACTAATATTGGGATAATGACAATAAATGACTATTTTTCTAATTATACCATTAGAGATAATATTCTTTGCTTGTCATACGACCATTCTTGTGATAGGATTGTTTTTAGTAAAATCATTGCAAGAAGGGAATTGACATCACATGAAATCTTCCAAGTCAATACAAGTTGTGGCCGTAAACTCCGGCTTACCGGGGAACATCCTATCTACGACCGTGAACGAGGATACAGGCCGACGCGTGACCTTTTGCCAGGAGACGGGATTCTCTGCACCGAAGAAATCACGGAGCAACAAGATCTGTGTGATATGCGGAAAACCAAAAGGCGGCAGGGGGTCTTGTTGTCGAGGTTGTTACAACAAAGCAAGGAAGTCGGTTTATGTTCTAATATGCAGTTATTGTGGGAAAGAATTCGAGAGATTACGATACGTTCACGAAAAAGCATTGAAAAAGAATTGCGTCGATGCCTACTGTTCGGACACGTGCAGTCAGGCACATCATGCCATAAAAAATTCTCATCCTTATCTATGCAAGGTTTGCGGGACCGAGATCGAGCAGGGCAAGATATATTGCAGTCCAGAGTGCAAGCATCATTTTTTGACCGGACGGCGCAAGAAACTAAAAGACAAAACCTGTCCGGTATGTCTGGATACATTCACCCCAATATCAAGTCGCACAACATATTGCGGTCTTGTTTGCAAAAACTTGGCTCATTCTTTACGGATGACTGGCCAAGGCAATTCACACTTCAAAACTGGTACCAGTTACGCGAAGAATTTCAGGGAGATGCGTCCACTGGTTCTCGAAAGGGATGGGTATGCCTGTGTGCTTTGTGGAAAAGAAGAAACCACAATCAAGACACTGCATCCAATAAATCGGGAGCAGACCAATTTGCGAATTCATCACATGGACCTGAACCCATGCAACAATATGGCGGACAACCTGGTTACACTATGCGGTCACTGCCATGCGATCCACCATCACTCGTTTGTGACTCCATACAGGGAATTACCAGAGATTGTACAGAAGAATACAATGTCTATGACATTGAAGTTGAAGGAACAAATAATTTCTTTGCAAATGGAATTCTTGTCCATAACTGCATAATAGATGATCCACATAAGAACTGGCAGGAAGCCCAGAGTGCCACGACCAGAAATTCCATCAAGGACTGGTTTGATTCGACCTTCTATACAAGACTGGAACCTCAAGCTACTGCGGTGGTGCTTCAAACCCGATGGCACGAAGATGACCTAATTGGCTACCTGATGCGGGAAAAGACGGAGGACGGGTGGTTCCATATCCGGATTCCGGCTATCGCCGAAAACTGGAACGGCGAGGAGGACGTCCTGGGCCGAGAGCCTGGCCAAAGTCTCTGCCCGGAGCGATATGACGAGAAGGCCCTGAACCGGATCAAGGCGAACATGTCGCCGATGATGTGGAACGCCCTCTTCCAGCAGCGGCCCGCCCCGATGGAAGGGTCGATTTTCCTCCGAAGCAAGTGGAATTATTACAAGATTCGCCCGAAGTGCAGTTTTGTCCTCCAGTCCTGGGACACGGCCCACTCGAAAAACAAGGACGCTGCGTTCACGGTCTGCCAGACCTGGGGCATCTCCGACGGCGGGGCGGTCCTGATCGACCAGTGGCGGGACCGGGTCGAGTATCCGCAGTTGCGGCGCCAGGTGGAAATCGAGTATCTAAAGCATCGCCCCAATGTGATCCTGATCGAAGACAAGGATTCCGGCCAGGCGCTCTGCCAGGCTTTGAAGCAGGAGACGATCCTGCCGGTACTGCCGATTATCCCGGACATGGACAAGGTGGTCCGGGCGCAGGCGGTCAGCCCCATGCAGGAGGCGGGCCGGTGCTGGTTGCCGGAAGTGACGAGCGAGACGGCCTGGGTCGGCGACCTGGTCGATAATTGCGCCACGTTCCCGAACGCCCTGTACAAGGACGAGATCGACGCCATGAGCCAGGCGCTCGCCTACATCATGACCATGGCGATGGGCGGCCGGATCCTCTCGATGGAGAAACGGCGGACCAGTAGACTTTTGAACGGCTACCGCGACATGATGTGACGCAAACAATCACTTGACATTCCACAGGTAGTTCGACAGCGCCATAGGTATAGACTCTCACTATGGAGGCATATCCTATGAGCAATCAGAATCCCATCTCCTTCACCCCCCTGGTCCCTTTTTTCCATGATCATATCGGTCTCAGTTACGATAGCGACGGCAATATATCCACTGTGGAATACCGGCACGGCGGCGAAACCGGCGAGGTGGTCTGCACCCTGACACTGACGTATTCCAACGGAAATCTGACGAAAGTAGCGAGGTCCTGAGATGTCATATAAATTCAATCCATTTACAGGCAATTTTGATGAAGTGCTCAGTCTCAGCGGCGTTGCGGCGGCGTTAAGAACGGTCGTCTCCGAAGCAGCCGCTGTGGAAGAGAATGCCGTCCAGTATTTCAACATCGGGCTCTTCGACATTGATTCTGGGGCGATCCTCTCGGCCTCCATCGACATCACCGGCATTACCGCCACCCTGAAGCGGTCCCGGGACGGGGCGGCGTTCGCGGATACCGGGATCACCCAACCCACTTTCTCCAAGGCCAACGGGTCCGTCTATTGCGCCTACCAGTTCCTGGCCGCGGAATGGCAGACCGGGGACATGTACCAGATGATTGTTGCGGGGATCACCGCCACGATCAGTGAGTCCACGGGGTATGTTCCCACTGCCATCTGGTCGAACGTCGTGGTCGAGACGGCAGACATCGACGCGAACGTGGAACATGTCGTGTCTGTGGTGGATGATCTGCACACGGACCTTGCCGACATACATACGGACCTTGCCGACATACATACGGACGTTGCCGACCTGGATACGGACCTTGCCGACCTGCACACGGATATTAATGACCTGCATTCGGACATCGCCGATCTTGATTCGGACATTTCCGCCGTCGCTTCGGTGGTTTCCGACATGCACGACACAGATATCCCGGACCTGCACACCGATCTCGGAACCATGCAGACAAGTCTCGAAGGGGGAACGAATGCGGTCAACCGGGCCATCGGCAAACTTCAGATGGCCGTCACGACGGAATCCATGAACCAGGCGGCGGGAAGCTACGACTTGTTCACCGGGACCACCCAGGCCGTCGTGCTGGAAAAGCTCCTCGTCAAGATGCCCGCAGAGGCGGCGGGGGGAGCCTTGACTTCCATTTCCATCCAGACCGACGACGCCACGCCGGGGGTGATTATCGGCGCTGATTTAGGTGCTGTGGCAAACCTGACCTCGGAAGCGGAACTCTCGTGGACGGGGTGCATGCTGATTAACGTGGGCACGAAGATTCAACTCACCATCGCAGGCGGGGCGCACGGGACGGACTACGCCGCCACCATCGTCGCCCAGAGTCGGGCCGTCGTCAACGGCGGGTACTTAGCGTAAGGAGGATGCAATGACATATCTGAACGGGCAGGAAATCCTGGACAAGCCGAGGATGACAACCGACACCGACAAGACGCTTTCAGGAACGCCCAAGGTGGCGATTGTGAAGGATAGCAGTGGAACGGAATACTACCAGAAAGTCTACCCGGCAAAGGCTTAACCTATGAGCGATTTAAGGCACATCAAAACCTATAACGATGCGACGTTGAGCGGGGATCCGGTCATCGTCAAGTTCGACAATATCACCTACTGCTACGCCAAGTTCTACCCGACCGTCAGCGGGGCGGTGGGGGAATCGGTGGACACATTTACGGACAACGTGACCGGATACGCCGACTCCGCCTTATCAGGAACGCCGGTTGCCGTGCAGATCGCTTCAGGCGGCAAGTCTTACTACCTGAAAGGGTATGAGGCCATCGCCGTGGAAACGGAGGCGCAGGCGGGCATTATCCCCGCCGTCAAGGGGCATTACTCCGCCTACCTCTACGGGGCGGTGCGGATCGGTGTGATCATGATCAACAACACGCCGTATTACGCCAAGCTATACCCCTACATGGTCTCCTCTTCGATCTACGACATGGGGACCGCGACGAAGAACTACGACAACGAATATGTCTCCATCATCTACAGCCCCACGGTGGGAAACTTTCCCCGCATGACGATTTCCGGGGAGTTGGAGGACAGTGATTTTGGGCCGTCTGATTTTGCCGCAGCAGGTCATAATCATGATGGCGTTTACGATGCCTCCGGGGAAGCAGTCGCGCAGGTGCAAGCGCATGAAGCCGGTTACAATCATGCGGACATTGCCCACGGAGAGACGGCCTACGGGTGGGGGAACCATGCGTCAGTGGGCTATGCGGCAGCCTCGCACGCGCACCTTGGTTACATCAATCACTCCCTCGCCACCGCAGCCGGAGACTTCCTCGTCGCTTCGGGGAATGGCGTCTTCGCCAAACAGACCTTAGCCCAGGTCAAAGCGACACTCGGCAGGGGGACGGCGACGTATGCCATCAACTGCACGAAGACGACATCAACATCCAGCAGTTCCGATATTGCCACCTACATCGTCAGCCAGGTCACACAGACCGGCACTTATGTGATTAACGCAGCGGTGATGGGCCATGCGGTTAATGGAACCATTCACGCTTCGCTCCGCACGGGGTCAACCGCCGTGTATGCCAATTCCACCCAGCGAACGTATGCCGAAAGCTCCACGTCATCGTTTGCCACGGTCCCCACGTCTATCATCCTCTCCCTGACCGCCGGGAATTACATCTTCCTGTATGCGGCTGCCCTTGCTGCCAGCGGGACGCGGGACATTTACGGCGACAATACCTTACCGAACAGCACCTATTTCAACTATCACCGGATTGATTAAGGAGGGCTATGGACGACATCGAGAAACTGAAGCAAATGATGAAGCAGGCGACGGAAAGCGAATCGCGGACCACCGGGCCGGTACAAACGGAAGAATCAGACAAGGTTAAGGAGGACAAATGAACAGACGAATTACCAAAGATGTCTCGGATAGCATTATCGCCGGGGCAGTCATGGCGTCATCGGCCATTATGTCCGGGGCGCACCGGCTGGTTGAATCCCATGCCTCGGATGCGAAAAAAGTGACTGTCAATAAGGGCGGCTATCTCATCCCGGTGCAGATCGGGGATTACTGGTTTCTCGTGGACACCGCGACGCATGTGGACAGCGCCTCGGACATTGACACCGGCTCCGTGGCTGCGGCAACGGCGTATTACCTCTATGCCGTCACGGACACCAGCACGATCAGCTTCAAAACCTCGTTAAGCGGCACGAACCCGACGGGTTACACCACGTCTACCTCGACGCTGCTGGGTGGATTCACGACGGACGGGTCGAGCGACATTACCGCAGCCACCATCTGGGACGTGAAGCAGAGGATCTCCACCAATGGTTACGGCCTGAACGTGGATAACGCCGTTGTTAAGGGTGGCACGAATACTGCCAGCATCACCAACGGCACAGCAAGTTTGACCATGGAAGCAGGGGCGGCTGTTGTCAATCAGGATGTTACTTCAGACGCCTCTCCGACGTTTGCCGGGCAGACCCTCTCCGGCTTAACTGCATCGCTCCCCGTGTTTTCGAGTGCTGCTAAAGCCTTGGAAACGAAATCGGCAGCGGACGCCTTCACCGCCCTGAAGCAAGCCGCCACGGAATCGGCTACGGGGGTGGTGAAGCTGGCCGGGAATGCGGTAGCCTTAACGGGGACGGGAGTAGACAGCGCTGTCACCCCCGCTGATTTGAAATACGTCCTGGACAGCCGCATCCCATTTTATTACGGCGTCGCATGGGATGAATCGGCGGACACCTACACCCGCTTAGGCTCCACGGCGGGGCAGACCACGGGCGTGACGCTCGCGGATGCGTTCTTGCCGATCCAGAGCAAGATGCGTCGTTGCCTGCTGAATGACGACGGCACGGTGAACTATTACCTCTGCCCGACGAACTCAGCGCTGAAAGAAGATGGCGTCACGGCCTCAGTCCTGACGGGCGCAGACGGTCAGGTCATGGTGGAGATTCCGAAGTTCTGGTATTCCTACACCTATGTTGGCACAGCGCACTACTGGCAGATCAGTCCCATTCCGCTGTCGGGGCTCAAGGTCCACGAAGGGTTCATGTCGGGGACGACCGAACTGGATTATATCTATTACGGTGCGTTCGAGGGTGTGCTGTACGACACTTCCCTGTCGGCCTATGTCTCCGGTCTGCATCAGAC